CTAAAGGTCGCTTTGAAGCTGAACCCTTTCTTGTTCTTCGATGGTCAAATAGCCCAAATAACTATGTTCCGTCACCTTCACAGAACTATGTCCTAAATGACGTGACAACGCATAAAGACTACCACCATTTTTAAGCCAGCGGATCGCAAAAGCGTGCCGCAATGAGTGAACATTAAAGCGCTTATATTCCGGGTTGGCCTTTACCATACGGCGCATCAGTTGTCCGTGGTTTGATGAGAAATTAGCAAACGCTTCTCCTGTATCACCACTCCGATATAGAAGCCCTTCCTTTTCGCCAGCTAAAATAGCATCAGTTGCATTGCCCCCATATGTTTCCCACGATAATGCACGAGGGCGGTTGCTTTTAGTGCGTGTCAGAAGAATTTGCCGTTTTTCATAATCAATTTGAAATGCCTCTAAAGTGACAGCTTCCTCCATTCTCATTCCCGTCTGGGACAGTATTCTTAAAATACCGGCCATACCGGGAGATGCTTCTGCAATAGCCTGTGCAACCTCGCGTTCTGTAGGGGGACGCTTAGGCTCCCTTTTTTCCCTAACAATAGACCGATCATAAGACTGAACAGGGTTGTCACATCTCCATCCAATGGCACAACAAAAGGACATAAGACGAGAAAGTGCTGTTAGGTCTCTCCTAATCGTAGCATTAGAGATTTCTTTCTTAGCTCCTTCTGTATTATTTCTTCCCCTCTGCCCTGTATCCTTACGCCAGTTCACCCACTCGGCGATGTCTTTCGTCGTTATTTTCTCCAAAAGCAAATCTCCAAACAGCGGATCAAAATTTCGGATGCTTGATAAATACCGTTTTGAGACAGAAGGCTTAACGCCATCAAGGCCTTTTTGCATCCACAGAACAACGGCTGCTTTCCATGATTGCTCGCCTTCAAATCCAGAGGCCTTTCGAGTTAGTTCCTCCTTTAATTGTTCAACCCGCTTCGCTGCTTTCCTCGCATCATCTGTGCGTAAGCTGCATCTGTGTCTGACGCCTGAAACGACGATTTCAGCCCACCACGTTTTACCGCGTTTGAAGCAATTCGCTGGCTTTTTATAACGCTTTCCTGATGAGGTGACCGACACAGATTTGCTTCCTCTCTTTCTTTAATCCACTGATCCACACGTGAGACGCTAAACCTCCAGCGCCTTCCAATTTTGGTTGCGGGTATTCGTCTTTGTTGCGCTAACTTGATGATCGTGCTGGAAGGGATGCCGGTAAAATTGGCAATAACCTCAGCGCCAACTCGCTGCTCAGGCGTCGCTGTCATTCTCCGCCCTCCTGTTCTTGCAAATCATCAGAGCGTGCACCGCATGTATCGCAAATCAACGGTTTCTCTTCGCAATGAGAACAAGGGGCACAAACATGACAGGAACAATGCTCAGACACTAGGAAATATCTTGTCCCATCGCATCCCATTACCTCACAGCTATCAATATCTACTCTCATCCCCGCCTCCATTTCTTCCAGAACACGACCGCGATCTTCCACGGCCAGAACAGCATTGTTGTCAGTGTTGGGATGCCCCCTCGCGGGCAGTTAGGGCGGAAACGGCGCTCTCGATGTCTGACGTAGAGGCCCATTCCGCAATAAATATTCATTGATAGAAGTATGGCATGAAAGATATTCATCACATGCCCTCCGCAAGGTTGTATACCTTGTCAAGCAAGTAACTAAACTCGCTTCGGTCTTGCGTTTCAAAAGCACGCATCAAATCAGCGACCAGTTCATTGCCCGTTACATCACATGGTTTTGCTGGAGGTAGATTGAGTTTGCGACTCACGACTTCTTCCAGCAGATATTTATCATCGACCTGACTAATGGCGTCGTCTGCGTCTATCTCGGCTTGAACTAAAATCATCACAGACCCCTCCTGATTTTACGCACGAGATGAGCGACGATGCTGCATAAGAGCACCGGCCACATGAACGAAGCGACAACGCGGGTTTCGGTTGGTACGTAGCTGTGCTGTGGCTGTGTTAGCTCGAACACGGCCCATAGCGTCGCGCCGATGAGGCCGTAGAGCGCTGCGGCTAGGCACAAGATGAGAAAGAGGCTCATGCTGGCATCTCCTGCATGTCATTTTCTTTGCTTTGTAGCTTGCGGAGGTTATCCAGTTTCATCTCATGAAACTGAGCCAAAGCGCCCTTTAACGCTGCGATAAAATCCTCATCACGCTCAACACGCTCTGTGTAAGGGCGTAATCCGGGGCAATACGAATAGCGGTCGCACCATTGCCGCCCTGTGACGAGCAACTGCCCCTGAACCTGCACAAAATAATCCATCCCGAAGCCATTCAGCATGTAATGAGCATGTTTCTCTGGGCGTGGGCACTTAATTTCCAGCAACCCATTCTCGCCAATAAGCCGGTCGGGACTTGCGCCATATGTGCCGTCATCATCGGTGATGAAACCCACACGCTGTGCTATTTCGGCTGTTTCAAACTCATAGGCTTGAGCCGCTGTCTCTTCTAAGGCAATCCCTCGTTGCACATCTTGATTGTGGCTTAAATCCGTCTCTAAAGGACATCCAAGAATCATCTCAACAGCGAGCTTCACCGCGTATGGCTTTGCCGAAGAAGAAAAAGCGTGCGTCTTCGGTGTGATAATCTTGCTAAATTCAGAGGCTGTTGGGAGACCAGCACGTAAGGCCATCCACTCATCAGAGCCTTGTTCTACGTTATATATCTTCATGACTGCCTCTCATGAGCAGGCAGGGAACATTTCAGTCTCTTCACCGCTCGTTGATAAAGATGACTAGGCATTTCGTCTAAAGAGCTACAGGCCGCCCACGCGAGTATTTTTTGCGTTGCAACCCCGCTCTGCCTCAGTAAGTCAACGATTTCATTTTTCTGAGCCGCCGTAATGACATCCCCCTGACGCGGCTTGGGGGGGAGCCCATCTGTGTCCTCATTTGTCCGAACGATATTCAGCAGCATTTCAGCGCAATAACGCTTCCCGTAGGAAATAGACGAGCCAAACGCCTGCAAAGCATTCCGTCCATTACCAACATCTATAGGCAAATCCATTTCGGAACTTTGAGACTTCCCATTCTCATGAGTAATCGTCCCGATAATAGTCTTCATACCGCCTTCAGAAGAGCGCGTCGTAAAAGAGAGCCGTAACCCGTGCTTTGTCAGAATAGGACGAATAACGGCATCCATATCTTCCCATCGGGTAAAGTTGTATCCTACCTTTCCCCCGAGACTAACCCGGCCATTCTTTGCCACCTGTGGGATTTCCCCAGAAGCGGCGCTCATGGCACGGCTAAATTCTGCTGTTGCCTCTCTATCCATGACTTGATTGTGCATTTGTAAGAGCGCTTGCATCTTATCAACATCACATTGCGGGTTTGTTGCCGCTTGTGAGATGATCCCCATGATAGAAACATCCGTATTGACCCTCGTTTCAACAGAAGGAGATACGTTGTTTTCCTTTGCTACTACGTTACTCATCACGCGGCCTCCCATTCCCGGGCACGCAGGCGGGCAAGCGCTATGACAGCGCGGTATTCTTGGCCGTGCTTGTTGTCGCCATGTGTGTCGTTTACGGCTTTCTCAAACTCATCAAGGGTTCCGCTAAAGCAGCCACGCGTTACGTATGGTACGTCTTTCGTGTGGAACAGTATCAGTGCCCCATCTTCTGATCCGATTGGGCCGATCGTCAGAATGTGGCGTTGACTGGGTATCCACGCATTCCCGGACACACGCGCATTTCCGAACACCTTCGCATCGCCGAAGACTTGCGCATTGCCGGATACCTTCGCATCGTCGGATACCGCCGCATCGTCGAACACCCACGCATCTCCGGACACCCAAGCGTTCCCTTGGTGGCTTAGGTTGTCTTCACATGCGATGTATCCGCCTAGTTCACCCTTAGAAACGTCGAACTCTGGAATATCCCTAAGTGCTTTGATCCGAAAAAGTGTTTCACCAAAGTCTGTAACCGTATCGTCGGTTAGTAGTTCGTATTTCTTACTCATTAGAAGCCCCATGCTTTCACATTTTCAAAAACTGCGCAGGAAAAGAGTGCTTCGGCTGCTGTTTTCTGCTCTTTCTTGAGGCAGTCCATCGCTGCCTTTAGGTATTCTGTCCGCCTCATTTGCGGCGTCTCTGGGCGTGCTTTAGACACAGCTTTCCTGTTTGCGTGTTTCAGCATCTCAAAAATCCTCGGTTTTACTTGGGGGCGGTTAGTAACTATTTTCTTCTATCTGGCGCTCTTTAAGCAAAAGTTCGGCAAGCTTCATGCTCAGTTCTTCTCTTTTCTTTCTAAAACCACTCACACAAAGACCTATTTTCTCTGTTCTATTTATCTTCATGTCTACAAGAGAGATTTCATTAAGAATACTATCGCTTTCCTTGAGCGTTGTGACCGTTATGGTTCGAACGACTGTTTCGATGATGAAGCTCTTATTGCACGACGTGCAGTGCCATTTAGCCCCCTCATACGCCTCATTGAGCTCGCCATCCCCCTCGTTCTCATACAAGCAATGGGGGCAGACAATCTTTCCTTCATGCTCCTGTCTGTAGTTCATCGTGTCTCCTCCAAAGCCCGTTGTTGGTGCCTTAACCGAGCCTTGAGAACCAAACGCTCTTCTACTTCTTCGGGTGTTAGGACATCGCGCTGTTCAATCAGATCAAGAAGAAGATGTGTATGAGCTATCCGTTCCTTTAAGGCTGCTAGATCACTCATCATCCCATCACCCTATCGTCTTGATTGAGATTGCGGGATGTGTCTTTGCTCTGCCAGTAACGGTCTGCTGCGCTTCCTGCTTCTCGTTGATCCTCCAGAAAGGACTGAAGACCGGGGATGCCGTCTTCGTCTAAGTCCGCCGCCATGAGACCAAAGAATTCGGATAGTTCTGCGTTCTCATCTGTAAAAAGCTCAAGGCGCTCAAAATAGCTCTTGATAGCCGTGAGCGGTTTTTCCTGCGCCCAGAGATCGTTGCTTTTGCGGTGTAGTCCTAGGAGCATACGTCCTAGCTCTAGGGCCTTCTCATCTGGTGTGATGGGCACGAGGACTGCGCCCTGCTGTGGCTGCGCTACTGCGTGAAGATGGATCATTGCGCCGCCTCCTGATGGAACAGGATCGTGCCAAGCTCAACGAGGCCGATGCAGTGCTCCGAGAGCAGAGTTTGTTGATCCGGTGTCAAATGGCCAAGGGATAGCCCTTTGTGCAGCAGGTCTTTCCCCTGCTTGGCGAGAAGACTGCCATATTCTTGCAGCTCTTCTTCTTGCTGCATTGTAAGAGCATTCGTGTCTCTCATATTCCCCTCCTCCTACGCCCCGACGTGGGGCGTTTCGTTCGGTATGAGGGTGTGTTTGTCACACAAACAATTTGAGTTCAAGAAAAAAGTTCTTCTAGTAAACATTTTAAACTAGGAGAGACTTATATGTGTTCTAAAAAATCTTCATGCAGCATTCTCACGCCCAAAATGACTCAGAAACTCCATGAGTGCCCTTTTTTCGCCGGAAGTCATTGCACGCCACGCACGTGTAAGAGCTGCTTCCTCTTGAGCTTGGATAGAGTCGCCCAAAGGTTGGAAAGGCGAAACCGAAAAGCCAACAAGATAGTCGAGGGAAACCTCATAAAAATCGGCAAGTTTCGCGATCGTTTCTAGACTAACATTAGCATGACCAGCTTCTGCTGCGGCTAAATGAGGTCTAGATATACCCACAGCCGCAGAAACATCGGCTTGAGTTAGCTTACAGCCCATATGAACAGCTTTCTCGCGCCGTTGTTTGCGCAGCCGATCACTAATCGTCTGTTGGAGCGTTTTTGAATCAATCATTCTGTTAGTCTCGCAAACTATGGAAACAAATGTGTTTCCATCGCAAACAAAACTTGTTTTCGTAAATGTTTATGATACAAACATAATTATGAAACCACGAGAACTTATCCAGGCCGTTGGGGGGCCTACGCGGCTCGCAAGAGCATTAAAGAGGAGCCATACCGCTGTGATTTTGTGGAAGGAAATACCACCCCACCACGTTATCGCAATTGAGAGCAAATTTGGCATCCCCCGCGAGCAGCTGCGCCCTGACCTGTATCCGCCGCGCCGTCCAACGCGGCGCAACCACCCCACCCCCACACAACACCAGAAGGAGACACGGGTATGAGTAATTCCCCGCGCTATGAACCATCTATGGAAAGCTTGAAACTGGCTGTTGAGCTGACACGCATTAATGGCAGCACAAGAGCTGCATTTGATATTATCCAAGATGCAGCTCTGTTTGATGCTTATTTATTCGGCGATCTCATCGTGGCTCTTGGGATCAACGATGGTGTGCCTAATTTCCCTAACTTCAAAAGCGCTTCTGACTTCTTCAACCGCAGTCTGAAAATCCTCGAGAATAAACTTTTGAGAGGATGGGGCGTCCTGCCGCTCTATGCGCGCTTTTCTAAGGACATTGAACAAAGACAAAATCAGGTCTTCACGCGACGTAGTCATTCTTCATCTCCTCGTTCAGTTTCAAAAATGCCTCCTTCGGACTCGCACTCCGAAGCGGGCAATGAAAGCGTAGCACACCCGGCTTTTGATCTGTCCGTCGATGATCTTTTGCAGATTATCGGAGGCTACGCAGTGGATGCCATAAAAGAACGTGCCATCTACGAACTCAAGCGCCGCTGTGGTGAGAGCGTGGAGGAACTATCATGAAGCGTTTACAGATCGCCCTGAGAGCCGCGCGGCTTACCTGTCAGGACATTGATAAGCATGAGCTTGGTGGGGTTCATCCTCTTATTCGTTTTTTTCAGTATCGCAATACGTGGCTGTATGGGCGTGTTGTGTCTGTTGAAAATGTTCAACAATCCAGTCGCGCCATTCGTCTTCTGTCTTGGTTGGCAGATCGTCAAAAAAGGCTTTCAACGTCATCTTGGTGGTGTCTGGCCCGTGTGCTTTTTGCGCTAGGTGCGTCATCACGGCGCTATCAAGACCGGTGCCGTCATATGTCGTGTCAACAATGCTCACCTCAAGCGTCACAAGAAACTTTGAACCAACGCGCTTACTGTCCGCATTGTCTATCTGAAATTGGAACACCGCTTTACCATCCTTTTGAAATTCATCCTCTTTCAGACATGCCTCTCTTTAAGGATAAAATGGAAGAGGGTGTTCATTATATTTTCATCAGAGATGAGAAGTTTCACAGTCGGAGGGGATTCTAATGGCAGGCTCCGTTAATCGGGTCATCCTTGTCGGGAATTTGGGCCGTGATCCGCAAATCCGTGAGGCACAGGGTGGTGCAAAAATCGCTAACTTAACGCTGGCGACCAGTGAGAACTGGAACGACAAGAAAACTGGCGAGAAACGCGAAAAGACCGAGTGGCATCGGGTGGTGGTTTTCAATGAGGGGAACGCCAGTTTTGCGGAGAAATATCTGCGTAAAGGCCGCAAGGTTTACATTGAGGGACGCCTGCAAACACGCAAATGGACCGATCAGCAAGGCGTTGAACGCACCTCCACAGAAGTGGTGGTGCCCCGGTTTGGTGGTGATCTTCAGTCCCTCGACAGCCGCGATAGTGGCGATGCACAGCCGCAGAACAGCCGCTCTCAACAGCCCGCTCAAAGCCAGTCCTACGGCTCGCAGCGCTCTATGTCTGACGTGGACGCAAGCCAAGCCACCCTTGACGACGATATCCCCTTTTAAGGCGCTCTCATGACACAGAACACACACTCTCTATCCTCTGATCTCATCATTGCGTCCACGTCCATTAAGCAGGACGATCAGGGGCGTTATTGCCTCAATGATTGCCATCGGGCGGCTGGAGGCGATCCTAATAAGCGTCCATCTAATTTCTTACGCCTTGATACAACACAAGCTCTTATTGAGGAGATAGACCGATGCTCATATATGAGCATCGGTTCTTTAAACACTAAAAAAGGCGGCCATAACCAAGGCACTTACGCGGTTAAAGAACTCGTTTATGCCTATGCGATGTGGATCAATCCGGCTTTTTATCTTCAGGTGATCCGTGTTTTTGACGCGGCGGTTCGGGGGGCTCTCCCTGCGCCATCGCGCCCGGTAACGCCTCGGCTACCTTCGCTTGTTTCCACGTTTAAAACGGGGTTGCGTATGGCGGGTATGATGGGGCTGACAGGCTCTCAAGCCCATCATGCGGCGGCCTGTTATTGCGAAAGCCGGGGGCTGGAAAACCCTTTAACGCTGATGGGGCTTGACCAAGAAAAGCGCCCTTCCCTTGGGATCTCTCAAACTGAGGTTATTTTCTGGTTCTTCCAAGGGCTTACCGGCGATGATGTGCAGTATTTTGCAGCGGGGAAAGTGCCGACCAACTTTCGGAGCCTTGCCCGTGATGAATGCAAGCGGCGTGGGCTTATCACACGGGGGCGCTTATGAGGCGGCGCTTGATCTGGACGGATGAGCTGCGCGGGAAGGTTGTTACCCTCAAACAAGCGGGGTTTTCGCATCAAGATGTGGCTGACAGGCTTGGGCTGACCTTGTGTCAGGTCTATTGGGGATGGAAGCTCTACCGTGAGAATGCCCCTAGCCGTCGGGGGCCTGTCTTTGTCGATGATTCCTTTATTCGCAGAGTATCGGAGCTTCGCCAAGCTGGCTTTTACCGTCGAGAAATCGCACAGAAGCTGCATGTGCCTGTATCGCGCATTGACCTTGCTATTGTTCTTGGTCGTAAACATGGCATCGATATGGCAATCAACGCGCGTATTTACAGTAAACGACAGGCAGAGAGAAACAGAAAGGGCGTTTAACCTCTTCTTTCTAGGGCATTTACCTTCTCACGACTGAAAACGACCTAAAATGATTGAATTACGAGACTATCAGGAACGCCTGATCCAACAGGCGCAGGGGGCGCTTGCGTCCAAAATTCAGCGGGTGTTGATCCAACTCCCCACCGGTGGCGGGAAAGGCCGCATTTTGCCACGGCTTGCACGGCTGCGAGCAGAGGCAGGGCGGCGTGTATTGGTGGTGGCCCATCGTGCCGAGCTGATCGACCAAATCAGCGCGGCGCTGGATGATGAAGGCATGATGTATGGGCGCATTCAGCCGGGGCAACCACGCATGGACTTCCCTGTTCAGGTGGGCATGGTGCAGACGGTGTCGCGACGGCTGAAAACCCTTCGCGATTTTGATGATATTATGGTGGATGAAGCGCACCATATGCCGGCTGGACAATATACCGCCATGCTGGACGCGTGGCCGAATGCGGCCCTTACGGGGCTGACAGCAACCCCCATCCGCACAGATGGCGCGGGGCTTGGCGATTATTTCGACCAGATGTTTTGCGGCCCGACTACGGCAGAGCTGATTGATCGTGGGTTTCTGGCGGGGTTTGATTACTACATGCCGTCCCGTCAGCTTGACCTGTCCTCTGTTGGGAAAAGAATGGGCGATTATAAACGTGATGCTGCGATGCGGGCCATGAATAAAGCCCGCATTGTTGGCGATGCCGTAGAACATTACCGGCACTATTTGAACGGTCGCCCAGCCATCGTCTTTTGCATGGGGGTTAAACATACCCATGAGGTTGCAGAGCTTTTCTGCGAAGCGGGCATTAAAGCGGCGGGTGTTGATGGTAAAATGGATATGTGCCTCCGTCGGGAACGTCTGGCTGGGCTTGCCTCGGGTGAGCTGAAAATTGTTACGGCGGCGGATGTTATTAGTGAGGGTGTAGATATTCCGGCGGTGGCTGGAGCCATCCTGCTGCGTCCTACGATTTCAACGAGCCTTTATCTTCAGCAAGTTGGACGGGCATTGCGCGTCAAGCCGGATGGATCGCGTGCGATTATTTTGGACCATGTAGGCAATGCTCAGAGACACGGCATCCCGACAGATCCGCGCCGTTGGTCTTTGGACTCTGAAAAACACAGTGAGCCGGCGGCTGGCGTTGTGACGTGCGGCCTTTGTCACCGGGTCTTTCACCAAGGCACCGCAAAGCAGGTCGCCGGGGCAGAATGCACGCGTTCACCCTGTGCGATCTTGAAGCCAGAACCGAAAGAAGCCGTGGAGAAGTCCCCTGAAGTCGTGACGGGAACCTTGGAGGCCGTGGAAGATCGGTGGGCCTGGGCACTTGGTATTGACCCTTACGCAGCTCAAGGGCCTGAGCTTACGTCGCTGATTGCTCATGCTGGAGCAGACAAGGAAAAGCTGGAAATGATCGCCCGAGCCCGTGGCTATAAGTCCGGCTGGGTGCGCCATCGCCTGCGGGCCGCTGGGGTGGAAATACCGATGAACCGGTGGGAGCGTAAAAAAGCACAAGGGAGCCTCTCAGCATGAGACAGAACCCTGAAACACGTATTCAAAACGATATTCTTGTGGCGATTACCGCCCTGCCCTGTGCGTTTTTTGAGCGCTGCAATACGGGGGCCATGCGGACGCCGACCGGACGCCTCGTGCGCTTTGGCCAAAAGGGAGCGCCTGATATTCGCGGCACGTATAAAGGGCGGTCTATCGCCATTGAAGTCAAAACAAAGAGCAGAAAGCTGAGTGCTGACCAAGAGCGCTGGCGGGCCTCTTTTGTGGCTGCTCGTGGGATCTATATCGTAGGCCGTGATGTCCCCAGTGTGCTTGCAGCTTTGGAGGATGTTCAATGACGACCATTCCTCTTGAGATTGAAAATGTGGCGTTGCTGGGCTGGCATGTGTACCCGATGAGCCCCCGTTCCAAAGCGGGTTGCTTTAAAGGCGCGCATAATGCTGCGACCTGTGATCTGGACGTGATAGAGCGCTGGTGTCGGGACTATCCCGGTTGTAATTGGCGTGTGGTGATGGGGCCTTCCCGTCTTTTTGCGCTGGATGTTGACCGTGCGGGACAAACACACAAAGCCGATGGGTTCGCGGCGCTACAAAAGCTCGTGGCCCAACATGGTCCCTTGCCTCCGCGCCCCATGACCAAAACGGGCGGAAGTGGTGGAGCTGTGCTGTTCTTTCGCCATAACGGGGAAATTCTGCGAGGGGCTTCTGGCTGTCCTGCGCCGGGGCTTGATCCGCACCGCAACGGGCAAGCGATTGTTATCCCGCCGTCACGCCACCCTATGACGAAGGGTGCTTATCAATGGCGGAAAGGCTGTGCACCGTGGGAGATTGCGCCTCCTCCTCTGCCCTCGTGGCTCGCTGACCTTCTAAGGCCGCCCCCTGAGCCAGTGCGTGATTACCGGAAAAACCCTTTCTATGTCACCAGTGAGAGGGCTTTTCAGGTGCTTATGCGGGCTGTTCACGCCGTTGAGACGGCACCGTCTGGAGGCAGTAACGATACGCTCAATAAGCAAGCCTATCGCATAGGTCGCTGGTGTGGTGCGGGTGTTCTGAGTGAGCATGACGCCGTTGATTGCTTGCTTGTGGCCTCAAAAACCCGTGGCATCCCTCACCGTGAAGCACGCGACACAATCCGCTCTGGCTTGCGTGGTGGAATGCGCAATCCTCATCAGGAGCGCACCGCATGAATAATGTGATCCAACTGCCCGGTAAAGAGGGAATGAAATGGGCGTCTGCTCTCACACGGACGGACAAAGGGACGCCTCACGCTAATGTGCATAATGCGATGGTGTATTTGGAACATCTTCCAGACTTACAGGGGCTTATGCGCCTCAATGAGTTTACCTGCACCACCTTAACGACGCGTTCGCCACCACCCCTCTTCCGCGATGGCCCGACATTGCCGGGGCCTTATCCGCGCATGGCAACCGAAGCCGATTACACGGCTATTCAGGCCTATATTCAACGGCTCATGGGCATTAATTTTTCCTTCCCGGGTATCTCACAGGCCATCAACACGATGGCGAGCAGCCAAGGGGTTCATCCGGTGCGTGAATGGCTTTCCGACCTAAAATGGGACGGTGATTGTCGCCTCAAACACTGGCTTTATACCGTGTTTGGTTGCCCGCTTGACCGCTATCATGAAGCGGTAGGGGTCAAATTCATGGTGGCAGCGGTCGCGCGTATCTTCCAGCCGGGATGCAAGTTCGATTATGTGCCGGTATTTAAGGGGCCTCAAGGGATTGGGAAATCCACGGCGCTCCGTGTGCTTTTCTCTGACGAATGGTTCAAAGAAGATCTACACAAAGACCTTGGCAGTAAGGACGCGGCCTCTGGTCTTGTTGGGGCTTGGGGCGTGGAACTGGGCGAACTGCAAAGCATGATGAAATCCTCCATTGAGGACACGAAAGCCTTCCTCTCGCGCCAATGCGACAAATACCGCCCCGCTTATGGCAGACTTGAAGTCGTGCGAGAGCGTCAATGCGTCTTTGCTGGCACAACCAATTCAGAGGGCTATCTGACCGATAGCACAGGAAACCGGCGCTTCTGGCCGGTAGAATGCGTCGCCGCTGATCTGCCGTGGCTACGCACTAACCGGGAGCAGCTTTGGGCGGAGGCTGTCACCCTCTTCCGGGCAGGCGAAACGCCACTTTATCTTGATGAGGATGACGTCAGGTTGGTCGCTGAGGAGAAGCAGGCGGATAATATGATGGTCGATGCATGGGAAAAGCCTATTGAAGACTGGCTCCAAAATCGCGGAACTCTCATTCAAGATGGGCTGCATATCCACGAGGTCATGGTCAGTGGTCTAGGCATGGCTAATACTCAAATTAAACGTGCTGATCAGAACAGAGTTGGGGCTATCCTGCGAAAACTTGGTTGGAGTGTGAAGGTCAAAAAGCAACAGGGCCGTAGTGTAAGACTATGGGTGAAGGAGAGCTGATAAATTCCGTCACTCTCTTATCTTCTACGTCCTATTCTACGTCCCCTCTACGTCCTGTTCTACGTCCTTAAATGGCTGTTTTCTGCCTGCTCTACGTCCTCTACGTCCTTAATCACTAAATCAGCTATGAAATTTCTATATAAGGAGTGCGTTATATGAAATATTATAGATATGTTGAGTAAAACGGACGTAGAGGACGTAGAAGGACGTAGAAACGGCTAAAAATAGCCATTCTTTCTCTACTCTGAGGACGTAGAGGGGTCGTAGAAGGGATGTAGAACGACAACATGTAAAATTATCTATACCCACTCCAAGCAGGGGGTAAAATTATAAGAACTATCAAAAAAGCCAAAGAAGCAGCGACGAAGGACAAAAGAGCCCTTACAAAAATTTCATCCCTACTCATCTTTTTATCATTAAAAATAAAAAATGATGCTACGATAAACAGGAGCAATGGATCGAAAAAATATGGCACTACATCTAAAGAAAAATATATTATATCATAGAAAAATCCTCCCTCCCCATTTTTGATAACAATGGATCGGATAGTTGTTTTCACCTTCTCTTCCGATAATATACTCTTTAGATCCTCACTGCTCTTTAAGCTGTGATTTATATAGCCTAATATTCGTAAAAACGGCATATTATGCACTGTTCTTACCAGTATAGAACCCGCTGAATCCAGAAAGCTTGTTTGCTGCCCTAAGAAACCTTCATTCTGAACCGAGCTTAGAACGTCCGGCCCTTTGGTATAAAACGGCATATGTCACAATCCCTATAGTAAAACTATCATAACTATATAAACGTGGAATAGAGGCTACTGTCACCACTCTGACCTCATTATTCTGACGTTCAGCTTGTGGAGGATGGACATGAGGCTGATCTTCGGAAACTTAGAACTTGATGCAGACACGCAGATATTAACGTCACCGCGCGGGTCTATTCGGCTCTCTCATAATGATTACCGTGTGATGTCCTCGCTCATGCGGCGCGGGAATAAAATTACAACAATGGACTCTCTTATCTCCGAGGTCTGGGCGCATCCACGCGAAGAGCCAGACTATGCCGAAGATGCCGTACGCGACTGCATTAAAAACCTCCGAGGCTTTATTGGGCTTTCGGCTCTGGGGCGCCACACCATCAAAAGCGAGCGCGGCTGTGGCTATTATTTGGATGACAAACGACCTGAGAAGACAAGAAGGATCACGAGACATGAGCGCAACAGACGACAGGATGAACAAGGGCACGCGCGTGTTCCTCGACACTCTGGCAAAATGCGGCAATATTTCCTTAGCATCTAAGTGTAAGGGGACAGAATAGATAGAACTTAGGGGGAACCGGGATATACCGGGATGATGCGGGATGACGTGGGATAGGAAGAGGAGTTTTCTGCCACGTTTAGGAAATGCAATAGAGAAAGTCTGCAAAATACATCAAAACCCTAAGACACATTAAAAGAACCGCTCTAATAGTTTCAAAGAGCCTTTTGGGACAAATTGAAAGAACTACACCCCCAACCGTTCAAACGATGTTTGAGGGTGTTTTAAATAGCATTAAACAGGCTGTTCTTATTCTGGCATAAGAGCGTCAGGGTCTAAATGAAACTGTCCTATAACACGCCCAATGACGCGCACCTCTGCATCTGGCATTGCCGTCCCCCAACATACTCTCTCTGCAGGAACGTCAAATCGCTCATAAAAAGGGTTGTCGCTAATAACGGAATACGTTGAAGGGTTCTTTAGACCTAGCCGCTTTACCATTGCCATTCCGTTGACCGAGATAGCATAAACTCCATCTCTCAGTGTCCCGCCAGGAACATGATGAACAATAACAGTGTCACCCGTGTTGATGGTTGGCTGCATGCTATCCCCTCGCACACGCATAAAGAATATATCTTTAGGAATAGTCCCTAATAAGTTACGCAAAAAATCAACAGGAATGCGAACATTCTTCTCATTCCCCCACTCAACGGGAACTAAACCTTTCCCTGCTGAAGCTTCCGAACGTAAAAAGGGCACGGATATTGCTTCTAGCTCATTTTCTCCAGTTGGTGATGCTGGCTGAGCGGTAGTTTGCATCATTTCACCTCGACCTGCGAGCAGCCATTCAAGCGATACACCGCAGGCTTCAGCGATGGCTACGGCTGTGCCTGCCTTCATATCACGTCCGTTTGCATAAGTGCTGAGCGTTGTCTTCGATACTCTAATCGCCATTGAAACAGCAGTGTTTCCGCCTCCTAATCGAATTGCTTTTCGCAGACGCTCACAGCGTTCTTCATCTGTCTTCTTTTTTTCTGATGTATATTTTCCGTAGGCTGAATTAGTATCAATATTTTCAGCGTCTTCTGTGCTTCCATCCTCGTCTGAACGCTCTATTTCTAGTTCCTCTCTATGAGAGATATCTGTGGTTTCGCCACGAACGAGCCATTCAAGCGACACTCCGCATGCATCAGCCAAGGCAGCTGCAGCTTCAGCTTTCATACTGCTGCGACCTGAAATGTAACTATTCAGGGTACTTAATGGAATACCAGTTTTGTCTGAGACAAACTGATTCCCACCACTTCTCTGCACAGAACGTCGCAACCTTCCTGCAGGGCTGGAAACTTCAATGTCTTTTTTTGAACTTTGCACGCTTTGACTCACTGCCTTCTTTCGCATTTGATCGCTCATTTTTCACGGAAAACAGCAGAAAAGTGAATTTAAGAGCAAACATTACAAACATTTTAAGTTTGAAATGTGCATTTATAATTCACAAAACTAAATTACCGTGTATTCTCCGGGAGGTGGAAACGAAAACAAGATACGTTTCCTAAGTTGAAAAGAAAGGTCGGCGGCAACCGACCTGAAAAGTGAGATGAGCGATGAGTCATAAACGATCCGGTATGGATATTGAAGACATCAAAGCTGAACTGCGGAAGAAGTATGGGCCATTAGTCTATATTTCAAAACAGCTCGGCCTCAGCCGAAATGCGATAAGTGCAACGCTCGGGGACCCTCGTCACTCGATTAAAACCGAAATTCGCATTGCAGAACTTTTAGGGAAAAATCCATATGAGGTCTGGGGAGAGTTTCGCTTTTATGAAGACGGAACACCAGTAAAGCGTTCGATACGCAATTATCCCTCTCAGGTCGTGCCTTTGCATCTGCGTAAAAAGAGTGCCGCAGCATGATGTGTGAATTTGCAACTCTTCAAGAGATTGCCAGCCTTAATTTACCATCACTGCCAGGAATGCGTGCTCTTCACATGAGAGCAATCAAGGAGAAGTGGAGCCGTCCTGAGTGGGAAGGCACTCTTTGGCGTCCCCATTCTGGTCATGGTGGGGGTATTGAATACTCCTACAAGCTTCTTCCCAAAGTGGCTCAGTTGGAATGGGTGCGGCGGTTTTTGGACTGCTCACAGGCTCACGAGGTTGACGCAAGTGACCATGCTCAGGCTTGGAATGCGTATCACGAAGCGAGGCAGCGCCAGAAAGATCGTGCCATGGAGGCCTTGCAGCTTTTGGAGATGCTGCACCACCTAACAGATGCAGGATGGGTGCTTGAAGACGCCATCACCCAGATACGCGAACAGCATGCCTGTCAGGTTGGTCGCACGACCATTATGCGCTGGAAGCGTATGGTAAAAGGCGTGCCGCGTCAGCATTGGCTGGCGTATCTGTTGCCAGCGCGGACAGGCCCGAAGGCTGTGCAAGCGCGTTTTTCTGAAGAAGCGTGGGACTTTGTGCGCTCGGATTGGTTACGGCCTGAAAAGCCTACTATTTCGGCGTGCTATCGGCGATTGCAACGTGCAGCGAATGAGCATGGTTGGACTATCCCTTCTGAAAAGACCATCGCGCGACGACTTGCCGATATTCCTGTTGAGGTTGTGACGTTAGCGCGTGAAGGACGGGACAAGCTGAAAGACCTTGTGCCAGCTCAAGAACGTGACCGAACGCATCTCCATGCCCTGCAAGCCGTGAATGCGGACGGCCATAAGTGGGACGTACGCGTTCAATGGCCCGATGGAACCATTGGGCGGCCTATGATGGTGGCGTGGCAGGATTTGTATTCCAATATGATCCTGAGCTGGCGGGTGGATCGGTCTGAAAATACCGATGCGATCCAGCTGGCCCTTGGAGATTTGGTTGAGCGTTACGGCATCCCCTCGAAAGCGTATCTGGATAATGGCCGTGCTTTTGCCTCCAAACGGATGACGGGCGGCACGAAAACACGCTTTCGCTTTAAGGTGCGTGAGGGTGATGCGGCTGGGGTGATGACCATTTTGGGCATCGAAACGGTGTTTGTGACGCCTTACTCTGGGCAGTCAAAACCGATTGAGCGTTGTTTCCGTGATCTTGCGGGGGATCTAGCAAAACATCCGGCTTTTTCTGGGGCCTATACGGGCAATAGCCCGATGAATAAGCCTGATAATTACGGAGAAAAAGCCATCCCTTTGGCGGACTTCCTTGCTGTCATTTCTGCGGGCATTGACGAGCATAATAACCGCACGGGCCGTAGAACGGGCGTGTGTAAGGGAGTGAAGAGTTTTCGGCAGGTTTTTGACGAAAGTCTCGCTCAGTGCCCTGTCCGCAAACCGACAGAAACGCAACGCCACCTATGGCTGCGGGCTGCTGAGAACGTCATGGCCAACAAGCGCGATGGAAGCTTCCGCTTTCTTGGAAACCGCTATTGGGCCGAGTTTTTGCGCGATCATATGGGACAGCCGATTGTGGTGCGCTTTGATCCGCAACATCTACACGCCCCGATGCATGTCTACAGTATGAGCGGTGAGTTTCTCGGTGATGCGCCGGTGATTGAAAAGACTGGCTTCGACAGCACCGCCGCAGCCGCTGAGAAGAAGCGCGCTGAAAAGCAGCTCACGAAGGCCGCCAAAATGCGCCTGGAGGCAGAGAACCAACTGGCGCCGTCTGAACTAGCCGCACTCTTACCAGACCAAGCCGACGAGACGGATGGGCCGCTGGACCAAAAAGTTGTGACGCCATTCCGGCCACAGCCGACGGTCACCCATACGCGGCCATCTGCCCATGATGACGACGATGATGATGGCGATGAAGCCACCGTCTCCATCCTACACTATATGCGCCGTAGTGCGTAACGGAGTGTTTTTATGACATCCCATACCGATTTGATTAACACCATCAAAGCCATTCAAGAACGCAATGGCCTTTCTCAATCACAGATCAGCCGGGAAAGTGGTATTCCCAAAGGCACCTTGAACCAATTTTTGGCAGGCAAATATACCGGCGATAATGACAAGGTCGCCCTCAAAGCCCAACGTTGGGTCGATACGAACACGAACCGGCATCAGCTTCGCCAGAAACTGCGTCAAGCACCTGATTTTGTCATGTTGCCCTCCTGCGAGCGCTGGATGAATGTCTTTGAATATGCACAGATTGCCCAAGATATTGGCGTGATTACGGGTGCCCCAGGCACGTCTAAAACCATGACGGCTGAGTATTATTGTTCCATCAATAGCAATGCATGGCTGATCACGGCTGATAGTTCCCTCAAGACACCCCATGCGATCCTACGTGATATTGCTGAGACGGTTGATGCCCCGGTGAAAAATGGCTCTCGCCTGATGAGTGGGTTAATCAAAAGATTGCGCGGTACGCAGGGATTGCTGATTATTGACGAAGCCCAGCATCTGACAACGGCAGCGCTCGACCAGCTTCGAGCCCTCAATGATCGGGCTGGCATTGGCATTGCGTGGATCGGTAATGAACCCTTGCGTGGCCGTATTGAAGGTATGGGGCGTGAAGCCAGCTATGCTCAGATTTTTAGCCGCGTGGGCATGTGGAAAAATCGCAGAAAACCCACGAAGGGAGATCTGGACCATATGCTTTCTCAATGGGGCACTATGGAAAGCGATGTGAGTACGCTTCTACGGTGGATTGGAAGCCAAGAAGGTGGCTTGCGTGAACTCAATAAAACCCTTCGTTTTGCTTGGTTTATTGCCAGTAATGACGGGCGTGACAGCTTGCGTATCAGCGATATTGAGATGGGATGGAATGAACGCCGCCCCCAGCCACTCCCCAAACGCGCGGAGGGCTGAGACCATGGATCAAACCGTGATGGAATGCCTTTCAAACGCGCTTGGGCCGTATGGCGATATGGACATTACGCGGAATGCGGTGGTGGCGTTTTTGGAAAAGCAACGGTCGCCTTACCAATATGCAGGCACGCTTCTCTATCGGCTTGAAGGAGTGACCCCGGCAGGGCAGCAGGACGCGTGGTTCCATGTTCTGATGCTGCATTTCCTTGACCAGCTCCCCTCCACGCAATCGCTCGGCTCAATCATCAAGGCGCTGAAAGAGGCTGCACCGACACCGACCTATGCTGACCGCCTTGAGCAGCAGGCACGGCGCTGTTGGGTGCCGGGACGCAGACGCCGCCTGAAGGAACAGGCCCGCAAAGCGCGGCTGCATGAGCGCGTGCGCGGATCACGCCTGAGCCCAGCACAATGAGGGACTTTTTGACCGACCGGCGCGTGCCCAAGGGGGCGCCGGTTTTTGGACAGACCGAGATTTTTGGGAAACGGGATATGACGATGATGAACAAGCAAAGCCGGATGACAAAAGCCTTTGCAGAAGGGCGGATGATCCGCCGCATGAGTGGACAAGAAAGCCCTGTTGAAAACTTCAGGCCACGTGATGTGTTGATCCATGACTGGGTCTATGAGGGCGTTGAGCATGCTCGCTGCCTGCAAGAGATCATGATGGACGCCAAACGCCGCGCTTTTGAGGAGTTCGACCTGATGTGCGACCTGCTTATGGAGCATTACGGTGCGCGCATTGGCGGAACCCGTGGTGGCGCTGAGCTGGAAAGTATCGACAGGCTTTTGAAGGTGCAGATCACCACGACGGATCAAAAGACTGTCACGCCTGCTATTATCGCCGCTGAAGAGCTCGTGCGTGAAGTGATGGATGACCTCATGGATGGCGCGAGCGCTGACCTTCGCCAGATTGTTGACCGGGCCTTTTCACGCAACCGCCAAACGGGCCAAATCTCCACCGCACGGATTGTTAGCCTTGTGACGATGGAGATTGAGCATCCCAAATGGCCCGCCGCCCAAAGAGCGCTTCGAGAGGCCATCGACAATAGCGGGCAGCGCCGTTACATGCGCTTCTACCAACGCGCAGAGGCCCGTGACCCGTGGCAGCTTATCGACCTCAACTATTCATCGTTGGAGGTGTGAGGTCATGGGTGAATTTAGAGGACATTCCAAGCTGGATGCTGGATTTGAAAAACGGCTTGCCACCGTCAATCAATCCATCTCTGCCCAACTACAAGTTGCTCAAGCGGAGAAAAGAGGCACGGCGTTCTGCCGGGGTATCATCTCAGGAGCGCTATCCTATTTCGGCACGATAGAGATGGCTCTTTGCTCTGAAGACAACCACAAAGAAATTGTGCATCACATTCAAGAGATCCTGGTGAAGAACCCAGATATTGTCGCGTTGCGCAAGGAGCTATCCCATGACTGACGCTAAAAATAAGGCCAGCACTCTTGAGGAAATAGCTGCGAACTATCTGGATTTCTCCGTCATGATAACGCACGCCCAGTTGAGGGCTGCGACAAAGCTAAAGAAAAGCAAGCAATTCAAAGTCGGCATGCTTCGGGGAGCATTGAACTGCCTTTGGCACACAATCCCCATGCATCATCCTGAAGTGTCGGAAGAAGACATCATAAAGATTGCGCAATTCGCCACAGATAATCTGTGTAAAAACCCTGCCATTAAAAAACTGATTGGAGGTTAGTCATGACTATTCCCTCCAACACCGCCGTCACTTCCTAACACTCCCCAATAAAGCAGAGGATTTTTAACATGTCTCAACAGGCAGACAGGACAGCTATGTCCGAAACGACCGCTAGAAGACGCAAGACCGAGATTTACCGCTCAACCTATCGGGGAGAAAAATGATGACTGAAGAAGAGATGAACGCTCATGCTGAAGATGTGGTCAAACGTGCCTTTTCTAGCTTGTGCGATTTGTTAGAGCATGCTCCCAGGTATGAGTTTATTCCCAATTTTACGGACGGTTTTTTATTGGGCTGTGCGTATGGTCTCACAAGAGAACGCACGGAAACCTTCTTGGAAAACGGCGATATAACCCGGCAAGAAGCGCGCGCCCTCCACTGCAAGACAAGCCAAGTTCTCAAGAGGCAGAAAGAGAAGCTCCGTGACATGATGGAGAACAGCGATGACTGCTAATCGTCAGAAGCTGCTGGCTCAGCTTCATATTGCCAAGAAGGATATGGCGCTGGCTGATGAGAGCTACCGCGCTCTCCTCCACCGTGTGACAGGCAAAAGCTCGGCACGGGAGATGTCTGATGCGCAGATTGGGCGTGTGTTGGCAGAGTTTTCTGCTCTTGGCTGGAAAAAGGGGCGGTTTAAGAAATACGCGGCCTCTGCCCACCCAGATGTGCGCAAGGTGTTCGCACTTTGGGGTAGTTTGAAAGACCATCTGGACTGCAAAGGATCACGGGCCGGGTTACGCCGTTTTGTTGAGAACATGGTGGGTGTTTCTGACCCGAACTTTTTAGACGGCAAGCAAACGCAGCAGGTTATTGAGGCGCTTAAGGCGATGCAGCGGCGTTATGGTGTGGGTTAAAAGAATTTAGTCCTATCAGCGACACATAGCCGTAAGGCGGTCTTCGGGCCGCCTTTTTTGTTGGGTGTGATATGCTCTGACAAAATAAACGGCACTGGAAGAGAATCATGGAGCGGACGATTGAGCTGAAGGCGGCTGATCCAAAACCAAGGGCCATACAAAGCAGCTTTGATGCGGCTGGATGATGAGGCGAAATGACCAATAGCAAGTTCTTCACGAGGCGACTGATACTCAATGACAGGAAGACGCCGTCTGTTTGTTTGAGGGAGGAACAAAGAAGACTCCGTGAGCTTGGACCGCGTATTATAGACGCCATCCAGACTGATTGTGCAGGTGAACTAAGAGGGTTGCTAAGGATGTTCGATGTGCATCTGTGGTGGCCCAAATTTGCAAAAGAGATCATCAAGTTAACAGACCCCATATCCCTAGAGGTGAAAAATGAGTTTAGAAGACATTGGGTTGAGAAAGGCGGGCATATTCGGGATGTGTTGCGAGATGATATTCAGCTGATTGTTATCCTCGAAAAGATACTGCCAAGATATTGGGGGCCGTACCCTAGAACCCCCTTATACCGGGGAGAAAATGTAGAACGCCTTGAAAAAGGATTGTTGGGTTTAAACTGGTCAAGTTCAGTTAATATTGCGCGGGAGTTTGCATCAGGCTTAAATGCGGATACACACAAAGGAGGCGTTCTTTTGAGGGTTTTCCCAGAAATGTCATCAATTGTTAGCGGGCCTTATCCATATTTTTATACAGCCCGAAAAGAAGAGGAGTTTATTCTATCTCCTAAGTGCGCATCAAAACGCCTAGTCGAACTGGAATATTTCCCCTGTGTCGGTTGTTAGTAATGAGAGCGCCTGACAACCTTCGGCCATCCCTCGACCACTAGAGGAATGATTTTTTCATATTCGCTCAACCCTGGCACTGGATCAAAACCTATGAGGTTTTGCAAAGACTCTAAGCTGATTTGATGGCATTGTGCGGGAGTGTCGTTGTTACACATAATCGCCGCTGATGTGTCATCCATCGCATCGTAAACGACTTTGAAAAGACCTGTGGGCACTGTGATTTTATCTGGTCCTATTGTCTCAGATAAGCTGGGGAGAATTGGCCCCGTAATCACATAGAGCTCTCCATCATTTAGAGCCGCCTGTCGTGTATCCTGTTCAACTTGGTTCCATGGCCCAGAATTCATACTGGCATCTTGGGGAACAATATTAGAATAGAGATACGTCTGGTTTCGTGTTTGCCAATCTTGCATATCCCCTGATGGGACCATGTGCCCGCGCACATAGCCTGATGCTCGGTAATCCATTTTACTAGAAGCATTATCTACCGAGAGCCTGTTATCAACAAAAAACTTTCCCCGCCCATGAAGAGATTGAGCCCGTGTTACGCTCTCATCGGTCAGATGTTCGGCAGCCCAAAGAGGCACTTTCAACGTGGTTGAGTAACCAACGGCATAGGCATCGTTACATAGAACGTACCCTACGCGTGGAACCTCGGCTTTTAGGAAAAACTGCGGGCACTGCGTTGATGCACACGCTAATGAAGCTGATGCGTAGATCAGCCCCATTATGGCAATAAGCTTTTGTTGAAACATATTCCCCTACCAAAAAGGGGAATGATGGCGGAATATAGGCTAATAAATGCCTAATGAAGAAAGGTATTATAGAGGGGAATTACGGCCTATTCCGGCGTGATCTTCATCGCCATCGCGTTTCACATCAAACTCGATTTCTTCAACATTGACGCGATGAACTGTATGAGCACGAATGCGGGAACGGATTTTTCTGAGAGCCGCATTCACCTGCAATGCTTCATCTGGCATGGGGTAAACTGTGTCATATCTACGATGTGATGGGCTGCGGCAGATCATGTTGATGTGTTCGGCGTCATCATGCCAATCAGCCACATGGGATCGTGACGCAATAATTCTCCAAGCACATGCGGAGGCTGGGTCGAATATGTAGGGTAACTCGTTGTTTTCTCCTGCACCCTGCCATAAATCATAACCAACATTTTGTTGGGCTAAATGGTCTCCAGCATAGGCATTTTGATATTCTTCAATGAATCGTTTTCTTTCTGGTGTACAGTCCCGTGGTTTGGATAGGTCATCATCACATGGCAGAACATTGACCTCTGCTTCGTCGATAGCCTCTTCGTTAGTAAAGGGCTCCCCAGCATAAGCGTTAGTGGATACGGCAATCGTAGAACACAAGACCGCAAAAGCTATCTGTTTTTTCATTAACTCATTCTCCTCATAATAGCGTTATTCGTTGCGGGCGCGAGAAGCGCGAGCCCCGGCTTTCAGGGCGTCTTTTTCGCACATTTCCGCCCCTTTCTTGGTATGACGATACCAGTGACTTCCAATCGGATGGTAGATCATAGATTTCGTGTTCAACCATACGCGGTTGCACCCGTTTTCGGGGATGGTGTCAGGGCGAGCATCTGACGTGTTGTCTTGGGCAGACGGTGCTTCTGGTGACGGGGATTTGTGTAAGGCCTTACGGGCTGCGGCATTTCCCATCGGCAAGGCCAGGATAACCAGTCCAACCCGTAAAAGTCTTCCCCACCCTGTCATGATGATCCCCTTCCTTTACAGGCTTATTCACGGGGGATTTTAGGGAATTATGGTTTCTTTTCCATCTTTAAATGATGATTCTTATGGGGAATGTTTAGGCTGATCTATTTCTCTTGGACTGCTTCGCTATCATCCAGCGCTTTTTGGAGCAGGCGGCGGACTGCTTCGGAGCGAGTCATATTATGAGCCGCTGCCCAACCTTCTATTCTTTGGATAAGGGCAGCGGGAACACGCCCTCCTAGCATTGGGTCTTTTCCTGTTGCGGGACGACCACGTCCTTTCTTTTTAGGATTAGCCTTTATTGACAGGTCGGAGGAAGTCATCTTACAACGGTCTCGGACAAAATTAACGGCACCAGTCCAAACGGGATGAGAAGCGGCGGCCACCGCAACCCATCCCTTGCCATAACTGAAGATAGGTTTCAGAAATGACCGATAGTCATCATAGCATTCTTGTACTTAGAGGAATAGGCATTAAGCAGGACGAAGGAGGGCGTTTTTGCCTTAACGACCTGCACCATGCTTCTGGTGGAAACCCTGCAAAACGTCCCGGTGTTTGGAGAGAGAATATTCAAACAAAGGAGCTTATTGCTGCTGTAACCGATGCAGGAATTCCTGCATCGCCTATTTCGATCAAGCGTGGGGGTGTTTTACAAGGCACCTATGCTGTCCGTGAGTTAGTTTACGCCTATGCGATGTGGATCAGCCCGGCTTTTCATCTCGCCGTAATCCGCGCGTTTGATGCGTCGCAGCAGGAAAACGCGTCCCGGTCTATCCCTCAACAGGCCACACCCACCCCAGCACAGGCCCAACCGCCTATTCGTTTTCGCAGTATGGATAGTGCGTTTCGGCAGATGATGAAGGTGGCACTTCTTTGTGGGGTGCCGCGACGCGTGGCGATGGAACGCGCGGCTGAGGCGGTGAAGCGGCATTGGGGTGTAAACCCTCTGCACGCTATGGGACTGACCGCTGAACCTTTGGCCGGTGATGGGCTTTTTGACCGTTTGGAGCGGGAGCGTGGCCATGAATGATCTATCCCTTTGTGAAGCGCGTGGGTTGGTGGCCTTTATGATTGATGGGCTGACCTGCCAGCATGAGTTGGAGCTTGGCGAAGACGCCGTTTTTGGCTTGAACCTGACCCTGCAAGCGGTGCATCGAACCTTGCAGCGCCTTGATGATGAGCAAGCAGCGGCGGCCTGTCGCTCTTAACCGGCATTGTCCCTGACGTTATTTTTGGAAAGCACATCTCTTTTTTTGGGGGTGTGCTTTTCTTTTGTACTTTTGCCTCCAATCCCGCTATTATGGCTGTTCTTGGCGGGATAGATGAGGCTTTGGGCATGACATCATTAGTGCCTGTTCCAGTTGAAATTCGGTTTTTAGCAGATGTTGTGGGCGAAGCGGTGACGTTTGCCTTTGTGGAAGCCCATGCGGGGCAGAAGCTGTGGGTACCGCGTGTGCGGGTGGATACGTCTAACCTTGCGCGGTCTTGGGGGGTGGATGTGGCGCGCTGTTTGTCGGAGCATTTTGGGGGCGAAAAGTATCAAGTGCCAATGCTCAAAGCTTGGCGCGTGCGCCGGTTGGCCCTGATGGGGTATTCTTACAACGACATCGTTGTGCGGGTGGGTGTCAGCCACGCAACGCTTCATAATTTTCTATTCACGCTACAAGATGCTGTGCGGGCGGCACGGATTGTGCCGGATGAGCGGCAGTTGAGTCTTTTTTAAGGCGGTTCAAACGCTGTTTTTATCCCATTTGACGCGTGCATATGAGGGAGGCTTTAGCCTCCCTTTTTGCATTTCGGGGTGTAGGGCTGAGTCCTGATAGTGCGGCCGGTTCTTCCGTAGGGTGAGCCTATGAAACAGAACCTGCCTGCAACCCTCGCTTTTACCCTCTCTTATGAAGGGGGATATTCTGCCAACCGCGCTGACCCCGGCAATTGGACGGGTGGACGCGTGGGGTCTGGGCGATTGGCTGGGACGAAATACGGCATCTCAGCCCCTTTGGTGGCCCGCACCGGTGGGCTTTCTGTGGATGCGCAGAAGATGCGGCTGCTGTCCGAAGACGATTTTCGCGCCCTAGCGGTGCGCTATTTCTGGGAACCGATGGGCTGTGACCGTCTGCCCTCTGGGCTTGATCTGATGGTGTTTGACCACGGCTTTAACGCGGGCGCCAAAACCTCCATCCATCTGCTGCAAACGATTGTAGGCGTGGAGCGTGACGGTGTGATTGGTCCACAGACGTTGGACGCGATTGAGACGGCCAAGCTTGGCTTTGTGGCGCATTTTGCCTCCCAAGCCACGCTTTCTGCCCTGCAAAAAGAGATGGGCATTCCCCAAACTGGCATGGTGGATCAGACGACCATCACGATGCTGGAAAAGCACGGGAAGCGCCTTGAGCTGCTGTGCCACGCGTTGAGTGCGCTTCAGCTAGGGGATTATCGGTCGAAGAAAGAATTCGCCATTTTTGGGAACGGTTGGTTGGAACGGGCGCGCGCCCGACGGGATCGGGCCTTGGCGTTTGTAGGTGCCACGCCTGTGACGGCATCGTCTGCCCCGACTTCCTGACAGGTTCTGCTGCTTTTCGGTCTGTCGGGCGCGGCGGGCTGTATTCTTTGAGGCGCCGACGCAGCGCAATGGAGACAGGTTATGTCACTCAAGACCGTTCTTTTAAGTTCCGCTCCTTACCTTTCCCGCGTTTTAGAGCCTGTATTGGGTGGTGCGTTGCATAAATACGGGCAGGTTGCCACGACGGCGGTGCGCTCGGCCATTACCAAGACCGACAATGGGCTTGAAGAGCTTGTCGCGGTGTATCGCCGCTATGACGCCTCCCATCCTTTGGTTCAGACCGCTATCGCTGAAGCGCAGTCGCTTATCCAGCTGGCAGGGCTTGAAGCCCCCGATGCTGAAGGGCTGGCGACCCATATTCGTGCGGCGATCCATGATCTGGCTTCGGCCTTTGTGCCCCTTGATGGAACCAAGGCGGCCTCTGAAACGTCCTCACAGACCGTGCCCTCAGCACTTGGGCAGCCGGTGGCTTAATGACGCTTGAGTGGGTGGAGCTTGTTGGTGCAGCGATTGCGGGTGGAAGCCTTGTATTTGGCCTGCTGGTTGTCCCTGCGCTGTGCTGGCTCCACCAGCTCTCATTACAAATGAAAGCGCAGGCACACGAGATGGAACATTTGCGCAAGACCTTAGACGCGATCACGCGGATTATGATGGAGGCTGGCCATGAATGAGTCCCTCAAAAGCCTGCGCCTTTGTCTGATTGTCGGGATTGTTGCCCTGAGTATTGGGCTGTTTATCGGCGTGCGTGTGGGAGCCATTGGCGCTTTTCATCATTGCATTGCTGCCACTATGGGAGGTGGGCTGTGAGTTTGCCCCGCAAAATTGCTGAGGAACGCCGCTGGCGCGTGCTGGATTTTTTAGAAATGGCACCGGGGCATTCGCTCAATGACGAGATACTGCGCACGATGTTTCGTGAAGCGGGCTTTCCGATTGATGTGACATCGTTGGATGATGATCTGGGCCATTTGGAGCGCCATCATTGTGTGATGCTCACCCGCTATGTGCTGGACCGTGGGCGCTACCTCACCGTGGTTAAGCTAACGATTGAGGGCCAGCAGACATGGCAGTGCGAGCGGCGTGTGCCGGGCGTGGTGGCGCGGAGGCCGCTTTAATGGCTCGGCGCTCTAAGATCAGCCGTCTGCCGCCTGAGCTAAAACGTCGGATTGGGGAGCTGTGGGATGCTGGGGCTACGCTGGACCAAGTTATGGAAGCGTTGCGCGGCGTGGATGTTAGCCGTTCGTCTTTGGGCCGACACATCCAACAGCGCGACAAAATGGTCGAGCGTTTACGCCGCTCACGCGCGGTTGCAGATAGTGTCGTCCAAAATTTGGGCGATAAAAGTCCGGGGGAAACGCAAGCGGTCGTGATCGAGAGTTTGTTCTCTATCATTTTCGATATGTTTGGCGGAGACAATGCGGAAGACGCTGCAACGAGTTTACAAAATAACCCCAAGTCTATGTCCATGTTGGCAGGAGCCATCCGCTCTCTCGCGCAAGCCCGCCAGTTGGATGTGACCGTGCGCACTGAGCTTGAAGACAAAGCCCGCCAAAAGGCCGAGCGTGACGCTAAAAATGCGCTGACAAAAGCAGCCAAGCAGCAAGGGCTCTCTAAAGAAACGGTCAACGCCATTATGGGCGGCGCGTTTGGGGTGAGGTCATGACCAAGTCTGTTTTCCTGCCCTATCAGGCCGCCTTGATGGAAGCTGTGCGTACCCACCAAGTCACCGTCATTGAAAAGTCCCGCCGCACGGGGATTTCATGGGCTGCGTCTTTTATTGCCGACCTGACCGCTGCCCTCGCCCAAAAGGATGGGGGCACTGACGTTTTCTATATTGGCTACAACTTGGAAATGGCGCGCGAGTTTATCGACTATTGCGCCGACCATGCCAAGATCATGCAGCAAGCAACGCATAGGGTCAGTGAGTCCTTCTGGAATGATCCCGATAAAGAAGAGAAGGACATTAAGGTCTTTCGCATTGACTTTGGCAGCGGGAACAAGGTGCTGGCCTTGCCGTCTCGCCCGCGTGCGCTGCGTGGGATGCAGGGGTTGGTCATTATTGATGAAGCGGCCTTCCACGACAATCTCGACGAGCTGCTGAAAGCCGCACTCGCTCTGCTGATGTGGGGCGGCAAGGTGCTGATTATCTCCACCCATAATGGGGATATGAACCCGTTTAATACGTTGGTGAATGAGGTGCGGTCTGGCCGCAAGCCGTATCATCTGATGCGCCTGACGCTTGATGATGCGCTTCATGATGGGCTGTATCGTAAAATCTGCGACAAAAAGGGCGAGGCTTGGTCGCTTGAGGGCGAACGCGCATGGCGTGACGCGATTTTCGCCAATTACGGTGAGGCCGCTGCTGAAGAGTTGGACTGCATTCCCTCGTCAGGCACAGGCGCTTATCTGCCGCTGGCTTTGATTGAGGCCCGCACGGAAGCGGACGTGCCTGTTGTGCGCTGGGGCTGTGACAGTGGTTTTGTGCTGCTGTCCGAAAAGCTGCGCATGGCAGAAACAGACTTCTTTATCAGCGAACAGTTAGCGCCCCTCCTTGCGGCGATGGACCGTAAGACACCGCATGTTTTCGGGGTGGATTTTGGACGGTCAGGCGATTTGACCGTGATCTGGATGCTTGCCCTAGAAGAGCGGTTGCAACGGCGAACGGCTTTTGTGGTGGAGCTGCGCAATGTGCCTTTTGAGCAGCAGAAGCAGATTTTGCACCATATTCTCGAGGCCACGCCTTTCCTGCGGGCCGGTGCGCTGGATGGGCGGGGCAATGGGCAATATCTGGCTGAAGTGACCGTGCAGAAATTCGGCAGTCGGATTGAGGCCGTGATGCTCTCTGAAGGCTGGTATCGGGAAAATATGCCCCCGCTTAAAGCTGGCTTTGAGGATGGGATCATCACCCTACCCCAAGACCGCGAGATTGTGGACGATCTGCGTGCCCTTACCCTCGTGCGTGGAGTGGCGCGTGTGCCGGAAGGACGCACCACAGGCAGCACCGGCAAGCGCCATGGCGACGCAGGGATTGCGCTAGCCCTCGCATGGAAAGCCAGCCGTGCCACGCCCTTTGACTATGGCTATACACCCGTGCCTTCGCCGTGGAAGCGCCATGAAGGCGCGGGCCACATTGAAACAGCCCAAGAGCAGGAAGAGCGCGACCGGATGGGCGCGGCTTCTGATGTTTTTGGTGTGATTGGGAAGGTGATTTTCTAATGAACGTCAAAGCGATTTGTGCGGTGATTTTGGCCGCTTTGTTTGTCGGCATGGCGGCGACCATTCTGCGCCTGACATGGAAAGCCTCTAAGGAAAAGACCGCCCAGCAGCAGCGCAATGATGCGCGGTCGGTTACTGCGTTACAGGCCGAGGCCAGCCAAGCGGCGACGGACGCTTGCAACACCGATAGTCAGCTGGATGAGGAACTCACTAATGGCACATTTTAAGAGCATGGAAAGCTGGCACGGCCCGTCTTTAAGAGAGCGCCTACGCCAAGCTGTGCGGACTATGCGAGCTATCGCCAACCGATTGGCCGCTGCTGCGCGCCGGATGATGCGATGGACATTTGTCTCTGCGAGCATGGCGGGGCTGGCGGCGTGCGCCACTCCTGACGTCAAAGGGCTGTGCCCGTCTTATGTCCATTATCAGAAATATGATGACCAGTTTGTGCGCAATGAGCTACGCGTTGCGGGTGTGACGGGCCAGAGCTTGCCGATGACGCATCGCTTTCTCCGCGATTATGGCAAGCAGCGCGCCGCTTTGCGGGTGATCTGCAAGGGGAATTAATCATGGCGCTTCTCGATCAACATGGGCAGCCTTTGCCGCCCCGCCCACAAAAGCCCGATATGGGTGCGTCTGTCATTGGCAGTCGCCCCGCCCTTGCTGACCCGATTGCCACCCTTGGCCTCGACCCGGCCCAACTTGGTATGCTTATGCGCTCCGCCGCAGAGGGCAATAGCCGGGACTGGCAGGTCTTTTGTGAGATGATTGAGGAGCGCGACCTTCATTATCTCGGCGTGTTGGGCACCCGCAAGCGGGCGGTGAGCCAGCTGCCCATGGTGGTGGAAGACGCCGGGCCGTCACGCGCGCAGCGCAAGCAGGGCGACTTTGTGCGCCAATGGTTAGATAAAGGCATTTTGCAGCGCTCGGCTTTTGATGTCTTAGACGCGATTGCTAAGGGCTTCTCGGTTCATGAGATTTTCTGGCACACAGAGGCCGGTAATTATTGGCCGGAACGCTTAGTCTATCGCCCGCAGCGCTGGTTTGAAGTCTCTTACCAAGACGGCGAAACCATCTGGCTGCGTGACGACGCAAGCCAGTCCACGCCCGATATTGAGGGCGCTGTGGCTGAGGCAACCATGCGCCCGCTTGACCCGATGCGGGCGTTGGTTCATCGCCATCCGTCATGGTCGGGCCTGACCCTACGCTCTGGCCTGACACGGGCGGTGGCGTTTAATTCACTGTTCAAACTCTTTTCAAACCGTGATTGGGGCCTGTTTGTGCAGGCTTACGGGGTTCCCACTCGCATTGGGAAATTTGACGCTTCCGCAACCGAGAATGACCGGCAGACCCTTTGGCAGGCAGTGCGCGATATAACGGGAGCTGGAGCCTGCATGATCCCCGCTCAGATGCAGCTGGAGATCATCGAGCCCAAAAATGGCGCGGGGTCTAATGACACCCATGAGCGGCGCATTAAATGGCTCGATGAACAGACCTCCAAAGCGGTGCTCGGCCAAACAGGCACGACGGATGCCCGCCAAGGCACTCATGCCGCAGCCTCTACCCATCGGCTGGTGCAGGAAGATATTGAGCGCTCTGATGCGATGATGTTGGCCCATACGGTCAACACGCAGCTGGTGCGGCTGATGATTGACGCCAGTTTCGGCCCGCCTGCCGATGGACTTTACCCAACCATCACCATTGGCCGCCCTGATGAAGTGCCTGTTGAAACGCTGATTGATGCGGCGCAGAAACTCGGGCCACAGGGCTTTAAGGTGGCGGCCCCAGACCTGTATGCGCGCCTCAACCTTGAGCCCCCCGCTGAGGGTGATGAGACAGTCGGTATTGCCGTGCCGCCGCAACCGGCGCTGCCTGCCAAAGTGACTCCACCGCAGCAGCAAAACGGCCAAGCCACGCCGTCGCATTTCCCAACCCCGACCAGCCATGATGAGGAGCCGCAGGAAGCCCCACCAACTAAGACGACCCTCCATAGTGCAGTCGGGCAGTTGGTCAATCGCTACGCCTCTCAGTCGCCGCAGATCATTGCAGCCTTGACCGATAACCTCGCCCGTGAGGCCAGTGCTGGCTTGGGGGCGATGACAGAAGCGGTGCGCGCTGAAATGGAGCACGCCACGTCCCTTGAGGATTTGAAGGACCGTCTGGAAAAGCTCAATCTGCCCGATGACCAATTTGCAACGGCTATGGCCCAAGCCATGCAATTAAGCGAGCTTGCTGGGGAAGCGGCCATGCTTGACGAGATGCGCCGTGGCTGAGGAAGGCCCTATCCTCTCGCATGTGAAGCTCTCACCCAGTGAGGCGATCAGCTATTTTCGCCAGAAGGTCAATGTGCCGACTGAGCGTTGGGGGGAGCTGAGCTCAGAAGCACATGCGCGTGGGTTTGCCGTAGCGGGGGCCACAAGTGACGCGTTGCTGAATGATTTCCGCACCGCTATTGGGCGGGCGCTCAGTGATGGCACAACCCTTCAAGAGTTCCGAAAGTCTTTTGACTCCATTGTTAAAAAACATGGCTGGGAACATACGGGCACGCCAGGATGGCGGGCGAAGATCATCTATGAGACCAATATCGCCTCGGCCTATTCAGCGGGGCGTTATCGGCAGATGACCACGCCGACCGCGTTGGAGCTGTATCCATACTGGCGGTATGTCCATCACAGCTGTGCCCATCCACGCCCCACCCATGTGGCGTGGAGCGGAACGGTGTTGCGCAATGATGACCCGTGGTGGGGCACGCATTACCCGCCCAATGGCTGGCATTGCCATTGTTCGGTTGAAGTTGTGTCCGATGCGCGGATGGAGCGAAACGGTTGGAGCGTGGACGAAGCCCCGCCGCTAGAGAGGAAACCGTGGCGCAACCCGGCTACCGGCAAGATTGAGATGGTGCCTAAAGGGATTGATCCGGGCTTCCAGAGCAATCAGGGCTTGGAATGGGCAAAAGCTGAGAAAGCGCGTGCGTCCTCGTCCATGACACCGCTGACCCATGTAGGCGGCCTGCAGGTTGAGCAGCTCCCAGCCCCTGCGCGGATGAAGGTGCAAAAAGAGCAGATTGCCCAGTTCGCGTCCATGAAACCGCAGCCTGTGGGTATGGTTGAAGCGGGCACCTTGCCACCCAAGGTGCAGGAGCTGTTGGGGAGCCAGACTGCGCAGGTCTTGTTGTCTGCCGAAACATTGATGAAAAACCAGACCCACCATCCTGAGCTGACGCCAGACGAGTATGCGCAGCTTGCGGCTCTGTTGGCTGATCCTGATTATGTTTTGGAAGAGAAGCAGGAGGGACGTGTCAGCCTAGTCGCTCAGCATGACAGTATTTATCGCTTCATTGTGAAGAGGACACGAGATGGAAAAGAAAACTTCATACTGTCCATGACCCGCATGAGACAGCGACCTGCTGATCAGCTCGTAAGAAACCGGACGGTGCTCTTTGCAAAGCAGAAGAATGAAGGAGAATGAAGCAACGCACGGGTGGGGCCTGCTATCTAACCCCACAATAGTGCTCTACCCATGCGGGCATGCCCTGGTCAGCAGAATATCGCCAGATCACCGTGCGTTGCTCCCTCTAAAATAGGATGAACGTCGGCAGCGATCAAGACAAATCATGAAGCAGCGATAGGATAACGTCATGGCCCTCATTAAGATTAGTGGAAACACAGACCGCATTTCTGCTGCCCTTTCTCGACTAGAGAAGCTCGGAAGAGAGCCGAATGCGCTTTTGTCGGATATCGGGCTTAAGATGGTTGACCGAACGAAAGAACGCATAGAAAGGGAAGTCTCTCCCGATGGCAGTCCTTTTGCGCCGCTTAATCCGCTTTATGCTTCGACAAAAAAAGGGCCAGGCATTCTTCGTGAAAGCGGATCTCTCCGCAGGACCATTTATAAGCAGATTGAGGGCAACCGCCTGATCTGGGGTTCAAACATGAATTACGCTGCTGTGCATCAATTTGGGGCGATTATTAAACCCAAGACACAGTCGGCGTTAGAGTTTAGTATTGGCGGACGGGTGTTTAAGCGCCAATCTGTGACCATTCCAGCGCGGCCTTATCTTGGCTTTAATGAGGCCGACCGGCAGGCGACGGTGGAGACGCTTCAGACATTTTTCCGACGTTGTCTGGCGGGCTAACGCTTTCGCGTTCCCCCTGTCTCATTTTCAAACGCTCTTCAAACGATTTCAAACGGGGTTACGTGCGTTTTGGGACGATGTGTGGGTCATTATACCGCACGCCGCCTGTAAAGCGCTGTGCGGGCTTTTATGAGAACCGCCCCTTTTGCCTTCTTAAACAGGTTTCGGGGTATAGGGTGGAGTCCTGATAACGCGTGACACGCTCTGTCATGGTTGCCCTCATGAGCGTGATGACAGACATGCCGTTCTCTTACGACGGCTCCACACCCCCTGATTGGGTTCATATCCTCCCCCACGGCGCCTTTCCCGTTTTGGGTGGGCGCACATCACTGCGTGCGTCTGACCTAAAGGCGGTGATTGAGGCGTCGTTGCAGCGCGGGAAGATTGTGCTGGATGAGAACCACAGCACAGACCTTGCGGCACCGCGTGGGAAGCCCTCACCAGCGATGGGGTGGATTGAGGCGATGGAGGCCCGGAGTGACGGCCTCTGGGGGCGTGTGGTGTGGACTAAGCGCGGGCGGGCCGCCATGGAAGACCACGCGTATCGCGCGCTCTCGCCCGTCTTGAGTAGCCTGAATGGTGAGGTAACGCAGATTTTACGCGTGTCGCTCACCAATACGCCTGACCTCACGCTCACAACGCTCCATTCCCAAACAACCAACCATGAAGGATGTGCGATGACCTACTCACGCGCTGACCTCTGCGCACGCCTTGGCTTGAAAGCCGAGGCCGATGACGCAACGATTGCCCAGGCACTCGACCAAGCTCGTGGGAGTGTGTCATTGCACTCCCGCACCGCTGAGCTGGCGGGGCTGAAACCGGATGCTTCAGAAGACGCCATTCTGGCGAGCCTTCAAGCGCAACGCGAACAAATCACGCTGCATTCAACCGCCACGCAGAGTCTGCAAAGCCGCCTTGATGCGCTTGAGCAGGAAAATGGCCGTATCAAAGCCGAACGCTTTGTCAGCGAGGCGGGCCGGACCAAGCTCATCTCTGACGATCTGCGCGGCACGCTTATTACGCTTCATTCACAGAATGCGGAGCTGGCCCAAAGCATTGTGGCGGGCTTGCCTGACGCGCCAAGCGGGCAGCCGACGATGGGTGGCGCTGCGGGGGCTTCCCATGCCCGCGCGGACACCGGCATGGCCAAAGCAGAAGCCGCCCTTGGCTTAACCGAGGATGACCTCAAGCAAGGAGGGCTCCGCTAATGGCGCTTACGCAAGATCGCGCGCTTTCTGAAAAGCTAGTGCCTCATGGGCCTGAATTTGGCCATCCCGTTGCTGAGGGCTTCCGCGTCTATCGTGGGTCGCTTGTTGCGGTGTGTGCGGACGGCACGATTGTGCCCGCTGGGGCGACGAACACGCCCTCTGCCCCTGTGGCGATTGTTGGGCTGGCACGGCAGTTCAAAGACAATTCTGCGGCGGGGTCGATGCTCAATGGCGACATGGTGGGCAGCCACCCGATCTGGGTCAAAAAAGGCTGCTACGCTTTGCCGTTTGACACAGCACCCACGTGGGCGAACCTCAATCAGACGGTCTATGCCGTTGATGATGAGACGGTGTCTTTAAACCAAAGCGCCCCTCCACCAAAAGCAGCTTCTGCTTCTACTGGCGATAATGAAACGGCCAGCACGCCCAGTGTGCCTGCTGCTTCAAGGCTGCCGGTCGGCACGCTCGTTGGGTTTGAGCCTGATGGCACGCCCTTTGTTCTGATTTCCTAAAAAAGAGAGAATATTATGGATATCTCCATAGGGTCTATGAATGCGTTGACCGCGCGGTTGAGCTTAGCCTTCAATAAATATATTCCCACCGTCCCTACCCAGTATGGGCGCTTTGCGATGACAGTTCCCTCCTCAGCGGGGGAGAATATTTACCCACGCATTGCGGAGCTGCCGGGGTTGCGGGAGTTTTTGGGGCAGCGTGTTGTTCATCGTATCTCCGCTCAGGAGCGTTTTACGATTGTCAACCGCACCTTTGAAGAGACACTCTCTGTCCGACGGGAAGATTTAGAAGACGACCAGTTTGGCTTTTTAACCCCTGCTATACAGCAGCTCGCCGCCGATGCAGGCACGCTCCCCGATAAGCTGGTTTTTGGTCTGCTTGAAGCAGGACACCGCACAAAAGGCATGGATGGTCAGTATTATTTCGATGCCGACCATGAAGGGTATGGGCGCGATGGAAAACCTACGGGCTTTTCCAATCTTCTCCGTCCCGCTGCCACGGAGCGCACAACCCCGGCTTGGTATTTATTTAACAATAACAACCCGATGAAGCCGATGGTCTTCCAGACACGCAGGCCGTTCACGGTTACGGCACGCACGCAGCTTTCTGATGGGGTGGTGTTTCACCGCAATGAGTTTGAATGGGGCACAGATGGACGGTGTAATGCGGGCTATGGGCTGCATAATTTTGCGCTCCGCTCCACCGCGCCGCTGACGCCTGAAAATCTCGGCAAGGCGATTGCGATGATGGAGAACCAGTATCGCAAAGACGGCCAGCCTTATAATGCGCGGCCCAATATCCTCTTCGCCCCCACCTCTTTGGAAGGGGAAGCGCGCGCGCTGTTGGAGAAGGATTTCGTGCCGATGAAAACCCCAGACGGCACATGGGTGACTGGCTCCAACCCGTGGAGTGGCACGCTGGAACTCGTGGTGAGCCCTTACCTGAATGCTTTTGCGGTGACTGACTAATGGCGACCAAGAAAAACGCGACAACAGCGGTGGACGTGGCACGCGATGAGGCTGTGACATCCGCCCCGGAACATGACCTTTCCTCTACCGAGGAGGCAAAGACGGTCACGGCGCATCTCTTGCTGGCCGACAGGAGGGTGCCGCTCAAGGCGGGGCAGCTTCTGATTATCTGTGCTTCTCCGGGCTTTCGGCGGGCGGGCATTGAGCATGAGCGCTCCAAGCTGTGGGAGAGACGCGCGTTCACCGCTGAGCAGATCGACCAGATGCGGCGTGAGCCTCTGCTGACGCTGATCGAGGTGGGCTGACCATGGCCTATGCGACGCTGGATGACCTGATTGAGCGCTTTGGGCGCGGGGAAATTGCCAGCACCAACCCCGATCGGAACGTGCCGCGTGGCACGTTGGACGGCGAGCGTGTGACGCGCATCCTCACAGACGTATCGTCCACGATGGATAGCTACCTTCAGCGTCGCTATGTCGTGCCGGTATCACCTATTCCGCCGGTGTTGGTGCGGGTCTGCTGCCAGCTTGCCCGCTTTGACTTGGCCCTTGGCACAGCCAACGTGCCGAGTGAACAAATCCGCTCAGGCCAGCAAGCGGCGATGGCGTGGTTACGTGATATCGGTGCCGGTAAGGCCACGTTGGATGCGGTGGCGGTCGTGGATAATAGCGAAAGCTGGTCGCGCTTTAAGGGGCGCACGTCCTTCCATGGTCGAGGAGGGTCGGTCTTATGACAGAGGCTCTCACACCAGCAGGCTATCCGCGTGCGATCTTAAAAGGCGATGTGGTTGGGAAGGCTTTTGAGGGCGTGCAAGCACGGCTGAAAGCCTTGTTCTCCGACACGATCTTTTCCCACGCCATCCTACCCCCTCATGCTACGCGCCAGACATGGGACAAGATCATCCAAAGCGCTCCTTGTGTGGCCTTGGGCTTGGGCGGTTGGCGAGCCAGCAACAAGCCCGGTTACGGCTTTATGGGCGATCTGAGCTTTCCGCTGGCGATCCTGCTCACGCATAGCGATCCCAATGACCTTTATCTGGGCACGGGGGAGCTGCGCGATATTGGCGTTGCGGGAGTGATGGCCGCCATTGCGGGGGGCTTGCATGGCTGGGAGCTAGGCGATGTGGGGTCGTGCAAAGTCCACGCGATCACACTGCCCAACACAGAAGACTGGTTTGATGATCGCTCGGCCATCGTGGCCGTTGAACTCGTCTTTGAAAATGTGCGGCTCGACAATGCCGAAGCCCTTGCTGAGCTTGAGGATTTTCTCAGCCAACGCACACAAATCACACCACAAAAGGAGAACGGCCATGAGTGACGATAGTGTCAACGTGCGCCCTGCTGCGGGCCGTCGGGTGATGAGCCCACGCGGCGCTGACGTGCCCGCCAAGGGCTTTGCCATTAATCCGCGCGACCCTTGGTGGGCACGGGCGCTGAGAAGCGGCGACATTGTGCCGATTAGCAACAGCGAACCGCCCTCTGATGCAACTCAAGCGGCACCCATCCTGCCCTCAAAGACTGAGGAGAAGAAATAATGGATTTTGAACAAATCCCCGGTCAGCTGCATGTGCCCGGTTCTTATACCGAGATAAAAGACGTGCCTGCACCGGGTCGTCTGACGGGCATGCCCGTGCGGCCACTCATTGTGGGGCCAACCGCGAAGAAAGAGCTGGCAGGCCAGCTGTTCCGCAACGTCTCCCCAGGGCATGTTGAGGGCCTGTTTGGTGCAGGGTCCGTCATCGCGCAGGCCGTGCGGACCTTTAGTGCTGAGCAGCCCATGTTGAGCGTCGATGTGGTGACAGTCACCACCCCCGATGGTGCGAAACCTGCGACCGGCACGCTGGCTTTTTCAGGTGCTCCACAACGGGCTGGAACGGCAGCCATCCTTGTGGGTGGGCAGCGGGTTAGCTGGCCTGTGGCCACTAACGACACGCCGCAAAATATCGCAGCGCAGTTGCTGACAGCGATCAATGCCAGCACGCTTACACAAAATACAGGCGTAACCGCCGCCCTTGGTAAGGACGGCACGTCTGTCGTCTTTACCGCTGGTGAAGGCGGCGCGGTCACCAATGATATCGACCTCCGCCTCTCTTCCGCCCTGAGTGACCAAGTGCCGGGCATGGTCGTGACTGTTACGCCGATGAGCGAAGGCACAGGCACACCCGACGTTACGCCTGCGGTGATGGCGTTGGGTGAGATTTGGTACACGGACGTTGTCCTCCTAGTGAATGACCAAGCGGCTGTCAGTGCGTTCGTCCAAGAAGCTAAACGTCGTGGCAATGCGATGGTGGCTAAGGATATGCGGGTCTGTGTGGGGCTGCGAGCCTCTATGGGCCAAGCGCTCGCCTTCCAGCAGAACTTTGGAACATCGGAAGAGCTTGTGCTCTTTGCTTGGGAAAATCCGCGTGCGTCGTCTTGGCAGATGGCGGCCTCGTTGGGAGCAGTGATGGCCCAAAGCCTCAACACAGACCCCGCCCGACAGCTGCGCGGTTTACCGCTGACGACCCTAACGGGGTTGGGGCCTGAGCATGGCGATGATTTCACCTTTAACCAGCGCAACCTGATGCTCGGCACAGGCTGCACAACCGTAACAGTAAGCGAAGATGGCACGATTGCACTGGAGCGTGTGGTCACCACCCGCGTGACGATGCCGGAGACAGGCACGGCATCGGGTGTGTGGGATGTGATGATCCCCGCTATTGGGGCACGCGTCCGCTTTGAGTGGAACAGTTTTGCCGAAGCCAACTATGCCCGCGCCAAACTGGCCGATGATGGCAGCCCGCTGGCCAATGTTGACGGTGTGGTCACGCCCAAAACGCTCAAAGCCTCATGGATCGGCCAATGTAAGCTCTATGAGCAGCAAGGCTGGATTGATGATGTGGCCACCACAGGGCCACAGGCGGTGTTTGAGCGGGACGCAACAGACCGGAACCGTGTGAACAGCTCGCTGCCCATCTTGCCGATGGGCTCGCTTATGGTCTTGGCCAATATTCTGACATTGGAGGTCTAAGCTGATGGCGCAGACATTAGGACTGATCCGCCTTTTCTGGCGGGGCAAACAGTATGACGTGCAAAAGGGCGTGAAGTTTCGCACAGCGGGACTAAAAAACGAGAGTGTGAACGCCAATTTCCGCGCTTTGCGGAGCACGCAATATCAGGTGGGTGACGTCAAAGCCACGATTGTCCCCACGAAAGACACCAGCCCCTCGGACTTTGCTCCAGCGCTTGGTGAAGGCGAACTGCAACTGCAAGCCGATACCGGGAAAACATGGGTCATGGCGGACGCCTACGTCATGGAACAGCCCGAATGGAGTGACGACGGCAAGGTCAGCGTCACATGGAATTTCAATACCGTTCAGGAGTTTTAAGCGATGAACGACATGACACTCAATACCCTCCCCCAAGGTGCAGAACGGCGTGATGATGGGGCCGTGCGCTATACGTTCTCCGAACCAGCCACGCTCCCTTCCACCAATGGTGGGGAGGACCGCGTTCTTACTGAACTGGTCATTCGCAAGCCCTTATCTGGTGACCTCATTGATGCGGGGACGGACGATAATAAGGCCCTGTTTAGCTTTAACCTCCTCTGTGCGCTCTCGGGGCAAACGGACGCCATTGGCAAGAGCCTGATGCGGCGATTGGCCCCCCGTGATTACTTGGCGTGCCAGAGCGTGGTGGCGGCTTTTTTCAACAATGGCCAGACGACTGGCCTGTAAGGCTGGCCGCACTGGCCAATACGCTTGGCTTTGGGCGCGATGATCTGCGCGCCCTGACCCTCAATGAGCTTTACTTTTGGACGGCAGCCCAAGCCGATTACGGGGCTGCTGTGGTGAGCCAGAGTGAGGACTAACCCCACAAGGAGGCGCTTATGGCAGGCGACTTAAACGCACAATTTGAGCTTTCGCTGCTCGATAAAATCAGCGCGCCCTTGCGGGAAGTTCTCGACCGTTTGGAGGGTTTGAACAGCGTTTTAAGCCGATTTGAAGGCCAAGGGAACGAGGCAACGGGGGCGACCGATGCGCTCCATCGTGCTCTCAGCGAAGCCAGTGGCGGCGCAGATGGCGCCGCTGAGGCGATGGGTAAAGCGGGCCTGAGCCTTGGTGAGATGGGCGGCTCAAGCATTGAAGCAGCGCGCACGAGTGCTGCGTTGAACGATGTGCTGACCCAAGTCGGCACAGGCGCCAACGCGGCGAGCGAGGCCGTTGGGCGCGTGGCTGAGGCAATGGACACGGCTGGCCAGCACGGCGCAGAAGCCGCTGAGGGTATGACGCCGTTTGTCCAAGAAATGGACCAGGTGGAACAATCCGCTGAACGCTCTTTAGGGGTGTTGAGGCGGTTGCGCTCCGCGATGAGCGGCATGGGCGAGGTTCAGGGCGGCTTTAAGGGGGCGATGCACGGCTTCCATGACAAATGGGGCCAAGCCCAGATGCGCGGCTTTGGGGCGCTGATGTCGGGCTTTGAGCTGGTGGAGCCCGTAAAGCAAGCGGCAGAATATGACAACACGATCCGCCATGTCGGCATTGGGCTAGAAATACATGGTGGTGCGTTAGATCAATATGTCGCTGATGAGAAGGTAAAGATTAACCAACTCGCCCGCTCAACCGGGCAACGTAGCGGCGACCTTGCCGAAGCTCTGGGCTTTTTCTCCCGCGAAGGGTTCCGAGGGCAAGAACTGGAGAACTCACTAGCCACCACCGCCAAGATTGCCACCGCCTATAATGCGCACCCCGAAGCGGTGGCGAAATCGGCCTTTGCGCTGAAGGAAAATCTGGGCATTGATGATGCCCACCTCCAAGGAGCACTCGCCTCTGTGGCGATTGCTGGGAAACAGGCGGATTTGCCGTTTGAGAAATTAGCGCCTTTGTTGCCGCAGGTAGCCGCTTCTGCTGGGGCGTTGGGCATTCATGGTCGGGCTGGTGTTAATGACCTCGCTGCCGCCTTGGCTGTCGTGAGAAAAAGCACCGGCACAGAAGGTGAAGCCGCTACAGATGCGAGAGCATTCCTTCAGACGATAACGTCTTCCCACGGTGCCAAAAAATGGCGTGAAATTTTTGGTGAAGACCTATTCAAACTCGAAGATACTGCTCGAAAACATGGCCAAGACCCGATGATGGTGGTCATGGAACGCATCCGCTCTTTAGTTCAACACCTGCATGGCGATCGAAACAAAGCGTTTTCCATGATCTTCCATAATCTGGAGGATAAAGGCTTTGCTAATGGGGTATTAGATCACTGGAAACAATATCAAGATATTCATCAAAAGGTTTCAGGTGCCACGCAAGGCGTCATTGACCATGATTACGCTGACGGGCGCAAAAGCGGCCTTATTGCGGTGCAGGAGTTCGAGGATGCGACCACGCAGCTTATGCGCCGCATTGGCGATGATTTCACACCAACGCTGAGGCTGGTGACAGCAGGCATTACGGAGGTCAATGTCGGCCTTGAGAAGATGGACGCTGTGATGCCGGGTGTGTCCAAATATCTCATTGGCGGTGTTGGAGCCTTTATCGGCGTCATTACGGTGATGTCCGCTGTGGGGGCTGTGGCCTCGGCTGTCTCGGCGGGATTTGGGGTTGTGATGGCCATTGGTGGCGCTATTGCCCCGGTCTTTGGGGTGTTGGGGGCTGCGATTGGTGCGGTCGGCTGGCCGGTTATTGGGGTTGTCGCCCTTATCGCAGGCCTCGCGGTCGCGATCTATGAGATGTGGGCGCATTGGGGCACGGTCAAAGCATGGCTGATCTCCGCCGGTCATACGGTGGGCCATGCGATTAGCCAGATCGGCGCCCCTCTTGGCTTGATCCTCGGCCCGATTGGGGCGGTTGGTGTGGCCCTTTATGAGATGTGGAAACATTGGGACACGGTTAAGCGCGTGCTCGACCAGACGGGGATCGCCATTGTCCAGTTCATCAACCATATCATCGACATCTTACCCGGAACGCTCTCCAAAGGCTTGCATGCGCTGATGAGCGGGCCTGACCATCCTGCGCCCAACCCGGCTTTGCTTGGTCCCGATGGGCGCTATAAGCCGCTTGTTAGCCCTGACGAGCAATGGAAGCGCAATTGGAAGGCACAGCCGCCTACGCTGGTTCGGCCTGTGCCGCCACCCCTTCCGGCTCTTGGTCAGCAGGGGCGCGCTAAAGATTCCCATATCCACCTCCATGTCACCGCTGATGAGGGGCTGAAGGCCCATGCACACTCCCAGCGAGGGATGCCGCTTAATGTGCATGTCCATGGTAGCCCGAACTCTATGATGGGGAGGCCATAATCATGGGTGATCTTAGCTTTGGCTTGAGTGGCCTTGCAGGGCCTGAACTTTCCGCTTTGGGTGGGGGCATGGCCGGTGGGCTGCTCAGCCGCTTTGCCAATTATGCCTCTCTCGGTGGTGTATCTTTTGCCGTCATTGACTCTAAAGAAGAGATTGGCCGACGCATTAACCGCGTGCTGTTCCCTGACCTCCCGCCCAGCAAGCAGGTCTTTCAAGATTTTGGCGCGATTGATACGCCCATCACCATTACCGGCGTCATTGTGGGTGATGATTACGTCATTCGTGCCACGCGAATGCGCAAAACCCTCGCCAAACCGGGGCGAATGACGCTGTTGCACCCTTGGTGGGGGCGACTGAAAGTGCGCCTCGTCCACCCCGCACAGATTAGCTTTAGCGAGCGCCAAATCCGTGTGGCCCATTTCCAAGCGGTTGTGGTGCGCGACCCCGACCCGCCCGCTAAAAAAGGGTTCTTCGGGTCGCTCATTGATACGGTTAATGACCTGCTTGAACAAGCGGACGGCTTGATGGATGACGTTCAAGAGGCCGTAGCTTCTGTGCTTTCTGCCGTCTCGCTGCCCTTAGCGTTGGTCAATTCTGTGTCATCGCTGATCTCTCAAGGGTCTGGGATATGGGATAGCCTGACTGAACGCGCGCCCGAGCCGATCAAGGCGGCCATGACCGCTCCGCAAGCGGCGATGAACACGGCCATTGTGCCGCCCCAACGCAATATCGACCAAAGCTATGCCAACGCTGTGTCAGCGGCTTTGATCGCCGTGCCTGCCTCCTTAGCGGGCTGTGTCAGCACGGAAGAGAGCAGCGTGATCGCGCCTGTGTCTGAAGGAACAGACCGTGACGGAACCGCCGACAATGAGCCCATCACCGGACAGCAGATCGCGTCTCTTCTCCTTGCTGGGTCTGAACAATTTGGACAGCTTGCTGATCGTCTCAGCCAAAGCAACCCCGACCCGTCCGCCGTCCTCGCCTTGGGCGTTGCCGCGCGAGCGGTGCTTGTCAGTCAGCTGGCCTCCGCCTGGGCCGATTGTGTCTTTGTCAGCAATGAAGACGCCCAAGCTCTGCTCACTCAAATAACAGACGCCATTGACGGGCTGACCAATGATGTCGTGGCCGCCAGTGGTGGGCAGACACGCGTTGCCTTGCAGCCGCTTTTTACCCGCCTGCAAAAGCTGCGCTGTGCGTTCATCAATGACGGTTCTGCTCAAATTGGCTCCCTGCCGACGGTCGTGGATGTGCCTGTCGCCGTGCCGCGTTCGCTATGGGCGCTGACATACGCGTTGCAGGGCGATGATGTGAGCACGGTTCAGCCCATGCTCGATGATGCGGTGAGCCGTAACGCCATCCTCCATCCCGGCCATGTCGGCCCCACCACATTGGCGATGTTGGAGAATGACAATGAGTTCTGAGCATATTGTTGTCCACCGGAACCGTGTGGCGAACCTCTTTCTTGGTGGGAAAGAATGTCTGTTCTGGCAGTCCCTTGAGGTCGGGATGGACCTCGGCAATCTCGCCAGCATCTGGCGGGCGGAGCTGCGGCTTCCCGTGCCACTTCCCAAAGGGGCCATGCCCAAGATTGGGCAGTCTGTGCGTATTGAGATTGCGGGGCAACCGATCTTAAAAGGCTGGCTGGAGGCGATTAACACGCGCGGTGACGACCATAGTCTGAGCGTGACCGTCTCGGGTCGTGATCTGGCGGGTGATCTCGTCGATTGCGCGGCCCAAGCGCAAGGGCCGGGCCGGATGGATAAGGTTAGGCTTGAAGCCATCGTGGGCACTCTCTCCCAACCCTTTGGCCTATCGGTGCAATCGGTGGTGGATACGGGCGCTCCCTTTGAGGTGGTGGCCTTTGACACGAGTGCGAAGGCCATTGATGTCATTGAGCAACAATCGCGCCAGCGCGGGGTGTTGGTGACATCCAACGGGTTGGGTCGTTTGCTACTGACCAAGCCCGGTTCCACACGGGCGGAAGAAAAGATCGTCTATCCCGGTGGGAATGTGCGGGCGATGGAAGCGCGGATCACGCAGCGCTTTTCGGACCATATCGTTAAAGCACAAGGCCGCTCGCGCCATCGCGGCACCAAAGCGCCGCTTTTCCCCGGTTTGGCGGCAGGTAGTCCGGCCCGCATTAAAGGCATGGGCGCTCATGAAGAGCGAGCAGCTTGCCAGTTTGGTTATTGCCATGATGGCGGTGTGGGCCGCTATCGCCCACGGGTCTATCTGGCACGAACGAGTAGCGACCAACATCCTCAGCTTTCGCGCTCTGGAGATGCTCTAGACACGCTCCTCACACAGTCCCAGCGCCAGAAGAAGCCGGGCTATCGCAAAGCGACTGCTCCTACACAAGCTGAAACCAAGCCCCGGAAAGCAGGTCAGCCTTATTCGCTGGACGACCAAGCGGCATGGCGGATGCGCACGTCACGCGCGGGCGCTACCGCCTTTATTTACACCGTGCCCAGCCTGACGACATCGACAGGCGCTCTATGGCGGCCCAATCAGCTCGTCCATGTGACCGACCATGTGAATGGGATTGATGGCGATATGCTGATTGCCGGGGTGACGTGGTCGATCAATGAGCGCGAGATGAGCACCAAGCTCTCTGTCGTGCCGCCCGATGCGTATGACCTGACAGGCCAAGCTGACCGCACGCCCCGCCATGGACGTTCTGTGCGTAAAGCGGGTTTAGCTGGGAGGCATAAACGATGACTGTCTTGGACATCTACCACACCATTCGTTCGCAAATTCTGCGTGCTGTGGTCAAAGCACTAGATGATAGCGGACCTGAGCAGCGCGTGGCGCTGAAGACCCATGCAGGCCAAGAACGCACCGCGATCCCCGTGCATTACCCGTTCGGTTTTGGAGCGCATGTGCCACTCGATGGCGCGGTGACGCATGTGCTTCAAAATGGCAGCGACCCATCGGACCTCGTGGCGATGCCGCCCTCCAATCCGGGAGCGGCCCGGTTGGGCGGCCTGCAAGAAGGCGAAAGCGTGCTTTATGATAGCGTCGGGCAGCGTGTCCTTCTCAAATCTGGGCAGATGGTCGAGATTGACGCAACACAGGCCGTCAATGTGAAAATCGCCGGGAAACCCGTCATGACCGTGACAGAGGCCGGTGTGCAGATTAACGGGATTGTACAAGCCAGCGGCGATGTCACAGCAGGATCAATCTCGCTTCAGCATCATGTGCATGGCGGTGTGCAAGTGGGCGGCGGAACAAGCAAAGGACCAACATCATGACCGTTAGTCGATCAGCGTATCTCTGGCTTTTGGATGAGAAAAAGAAACTGGCAGAGGAAGGGTATAAGGAAATCATGGCTTCTTATGAGCAGCTTAAAGCGCGGCTCTTGAGTATCTTGACCTTTTCAATTACGCTCAGTTCAGCCTGTTACACAGGAGCCGCAACAGGTGGAACTTATTCACCGCTATGTCTGCTTATGGCGCTAGGCTTTACGGGCACTGCTTTTCTATGCGGTTTAGGACTTTATCCAACACCGGTCCGAACAAAGAACGTAAAGACTGATGCTCTAGATATTGTGTTAAATGTGGAGCCTGCTGTCGAGAGTAAGGAAGATACCTATAAGCGTCTTACATATTTTATTGAAACAACTTCTCTGGAAAATGCCCGTAGCCTTAGCAAAGATCGCCGCTATTTAAAGCGTGCATGGCAAGTGCTTATTGGCACGCCATTTGTATCATTTCTTTTGGTCTGTATGGGACGGCTTGTCATCTGGATAGTGTATTGGGAGGGTTGGGCCTAAAATGACTTCTCCTAACCCTTTACTATGAAGGGTCACTCTCTCCTGCGACGCATAACTATTACGTTCATCATGTTCAGCCGCCTTTAAAATATCAGTAGCACTTGGCTTTTCATTGGATGGTTTCGTTTTATTACTGTCACTCATGAGGCCCTCCTGCAAAATAAAGCCATTATGAGAGGGAGTCGTGTCAATATTTCCGGCATTGAAGAGAGTATAAAACACCCTTCAAACACCGTTTTCACCCCCATTTCGGGGTATAGGTTGGAGTCCTGAAAGTTCATACAGACCTTCCGTAATGTGTCTGTATGACACGACGTTCCTTCTTTTCCACCATTGCTGTCGCGCCCAATGCTGATGGGCGTGCTGACTTGGTCATTACCCCCACCGGCGGTGGCGGGGGGCGCGTGTCATTTGACACAACGCTTTCCTCCCCTTTGCTGATCGCTCTTTCTGCTGATCGGCGGGCGGCGCCTGATGATGTGGTGCCGCCTTTGCTGACCGCCCCGACAGGCACCGCAACACCCTTTGGGGCGAAACGTGGCTGGGTGGGTGATGTTCTACTCACCGATGGGCAACGGCTCGGCTCCAAGCTTTGGCTGCTTGAGCGAGCCAAGCGCTCCGAGGCCACACGGTTGGATGCTGAAGATTACGCCCATGAGGCCGTCGCTGCCATTGGCGCTTATCACAACATTGATCTGTCCGTTGAAGCAACGTGGCAGCCCGCCACGGCTGGCATAGTGCGAGCGCTGACCGTGCGGGTTTCTGCTGGGGAAAGTTCGGCTTTTAGAAAGGTGCCGACGCTATGAGTCTGTCCATTCCGACACCGCAAGAGTTAGCGCAACGAATTGTCACGTCACTTGCCCAACAGAGCTTTACCGCCAGCGATGGTTCAATCGTTCGGCTCGATGCCACAGCACCGGGCACGTTTGAACAAGTGCTTTCTGTGGTTTTAGCGTTGGGAGATTATGAGACTTATCTCTTCCTTCAAGGCCGCGCGCTGGAATTTCTGCCCTCAACGGCGACTGTCGGCAATGGGGGGCTCCTCCCTGTTCATGCCGATATCTGGGGCGTGCCGCGCATTGGCCCGCAAGCTTCTGTTGGACGTGTGGTGGTTAGTGCCACGCAAGACGTCACGATACCGCAAGGGGCATTGCTGACCGTTGATGGCTCAGTTCAATGGGCGCTCAATGAGGCTGCAACGGTCTCGGCCAATGGGTCGGCCTCTCTTGCTGTGACCTGCACCACGACAGGCACAGCGGGCAATCTGACAGCCAATACGCCGCTCAGTTTTGTGTCTCCCATCGCGGGCATCAGCAGCGTTGGTGTCGATCAAGACGGGCTGGCTGGAGGGGCTGACAGTGAACCCGTGGAAAGCTGGCGGTCACGTATCATTGATAAAATCCGCAACCCTTATAATGGCGGCACCGCACAGGATTATCGCACTTGGGCGTTGGCTGCTGGGGTAGCGTTGGTTCATGTCGTGCCCTCCTACACGGGGGCTGGCACTGTGGGTGTGATTGTGGCTATGAGCGGCCCGCGTGTGCCGACCTCTGAAGAGCTCGCGCGTGTTCAAGCCTATATCGACGAGCGCCGCCCCATTCGTGGCAATGCCACCGTCTATGGCGCGACTTTTATACCACAAACCCCCATTGTGCGGCTTGGTTTGGATAATCAGCCCAACCGGCAAAAGGTGCAGGCCGCTTTGGCGGCCATCATCGACGGGGTGGGCATTGGCGGCACCTTATATGTCGAAGCGCTCCAAGCCGCCCTCTTTGACACGGTGGGGGCGCAATCTCAGCTGCTGAACCCCGGTGCTGACATCACGTTCGCCGCCAATGAGATGCCCGTCATAGACGCGGTTCAATGGGTGGAGAAAACGCCATGAGTGCGCTCAACGCCCCACGGTCAGCTTCTGAAATTGCCCGCCAATGGCGCGAAGAACTCATGCCAAACGGCTCGGCACTCGGCGGGCCGAATATGAGCGCCCTCATGGCCGCTCTGGCTGGCCCGCGTGACGTGCTGGAAGGCGACATTGCCTCTGTCTGTCGTGAAATATGCCCCGCTGACGCGCACACTCTCTTGGCTGATTACCGCGACCTCTTAGGGCCTGACCCGTTCGGACGCGACACGGGCACCTTAAGCGATACTGAATGGCGCACAATCCTACAGCAACGCTGGACGGCGCGAGGCGATCAACGGCCCGCTTTCTATATCGCGCTGGCCAAAAGCTGGGGCATCGATATTACCATTGAAGAGCCCGATGCGCCCATTTGTGGCGTGACGACCTGCGGCACGCAAGCCTGCGGGGATGAGGCGTTGCGGTTTATGTGGATTGTCCATCTCCCCTCCGGCATCACGCAGGCGATCTGTGGAGCGGTTCAATCGGGGCGGGCGCAATGCAAGCAAAATGACAGCAATGTCTATGCCCATCTTCAAGCCGTATTTCGGCAGCTCAAGCCCGCAGATACCGAGGTGTATTTCATTCATAAAGGAGACTGGATTGATGGCTAATCCGCAATGGCCGAGCTTCCCCGGCGTGCCGAATATGACAACGGATGCGGACGGACGCCCGCAGCCACAAGACCTCATTCCCGGTAAGCAGCTCGGCACGCCGCTGGATGCCGCATTTATCGGGCGTATTATTCGCGCTTTGTGCGACTTACGTGACGCGATTGATGACGACGAGGGAAATAAAGTGAACCGCTCAGGCGACACGATGTCGGGCGATTTGACGATCAGTGGCGCGGCATCGTGGGCGAACACATTATTCGGCGGAAAATGCGTCAGTGTTGTCGCTGGTCAAAAGTCTAACAGCTACCTGCAAACGCAGATCGTCAACGGCAACACCGTTGCGGTCATTGGGGTGCAAGACAATGACGGGGCGTGGCATAATTGGAGCTTTAACGCCGTTGATGGAACAGCTACGACGCCAAGCGGAAAAATCCTCGCAACTACGGACGCTATCGCCACTGAGACACAACGTGCGGAGAATGCCGAGGCGGCATTGTTGCCCCTCTCTGGCGGCACGATAACGGGGGCACTTTATTCAGGTGGAATGTTCCAGCAAGGCGATCTGGAACTGACGCAGCCTATCGGAGCGGCTTTAGCGGACGAACAGTTCTTTCTTCAGCTTGTGAACGATACCAAATCCAGCACAACATGGGGACGGCTTGTCCTGCGCGATGGTAGTGGGAATTTCCATGTGCCCATCCAAGTCGACAACCATGACAAGACGACTATCAATGGGACATTGAACGTCACAGGACAGGCCGGGTTTCAAAGCTCCGTATTGTCTCAAGGCACGTTCCAGCAGGGCGATCTTCAAATGACGATGCCTATTGGCGCTGGCTTTTGGGACATGCAGTTCTTCCTCCAGCTTGCCAATAATGCCAAAACAAGCACGACCTACGGGCGGCTTGTTTTGAAAGACAATGGCGGCAATTACTTCGTCGCGCTTCAAATCGACAATCATGGGCATGTTACGGACGCGCAAGGGCGCGACTTCCTCACCAAACCTGAAGCGCAGGCCGCTTATTTGCCGCTGTCAGGTGGGAACCTCACGGGGGCGCTTTATTCAACAGGCACATTCCAACAGGGAAGCCTTGAGCTGACCCAGCCGGTCGGAGCGGCTTTAGCGGACGAACAGTTCTTCCTTCAACTCGTCAATGAAACGAAAAACGGAACAACCTGGGGACGGCTTGTCCTGCGTGATGGTGGTGGAAATTTCCATGTGCCCATCCAAGTCGATAACCATGACAATACGACCGTCAATGGGACGTTGAACGTCACAGGACAGGCCGGGTTTCAAAGCTCTGTCTTGTCCCAAGGCACGTTCCAGCAAGGCGATCTGCAAATGACGATGCCTATTGGCGCTGGCTTTTGGGACATGCAGTTCTTCCTCCAGCTTGCCAATAATGCCAAAACGGGCACCACCACCGGGCGTCTTGTTTTAAAAGACAATGGCGGCAATTACTTCGTCGCGCTTCAAATCGACAATCATGGGCATGTTACGGACGCGCAAGGGCGCGACTTCCTCACCAAACCTGAAGCGCAGGCCGCTTATTTGCCGCTGTCAGGTGGGAACCTCACGGGGGCGCTTTATTCAACAGGCACATTCCAACAGGGAAGCCTTGAGCTGACCCAGCCGGTCGGAGCGGCTTTAGCGGACGAACAGTTCTTCCTTCAACTCGTCAATGAAACGAAAAACGGAACAACCTGGGGACGGCTTGTCCTGCGTGATGGTGGTGGAAATTTCCATGTGCCCATCCAAGTCGATAACCATGACAATACGACCGTCAATGGGACGTTGAACGTCACAGGACAGGCCGGGTTTCAAAGCTCTGTCTTGTCCCAAGGCACGTTCCAGCAAGGCGATCTGCAAATGACGATGCCTATTGGCGCTGGCTTTTGGGACATGCAGTTCTTCCTCCAGCTTGCCAATAATGCCAAAACGGGCACCACCACCGGGCGTCTTGTTTTAAAAGACAATGGCGGCAATTACTTCGTCGCGCTTCAAATCGACAATCATGGGCATGTTACGGACGCGCAAGGGCGCGACTTCCTCACCAAACCTGAAGCGCAGGCCGCTTATTTGCCGCTGTCAGGTGGGAACCTCACGGGGGCGCTTTATTCAACAGGCACATTCCAACAGGGAAGCCTTGAGCTGACCCAGCCGGTCGGAGCGGCTTTAGCGGACGAACAGTTCTTCCTTCAACTCGTCAATGAAACGAAAAACGGAACAACCTGGGGACGGCTTGTCCTGCGTGATGGTGGTGGAAATTTCCATGTGCCCATCCAAGTCGATAACCATGACAATACGACCGTCAATGGGACGTTGAACGTCACAGGACAGGCCGGGTTTCAAAGCTCTGTCTTGTCCCAAGGCACGTTCCAGCAAGGCGATCTGCAAATGACGATGCCTATTGGCGCTGGCTTTTGGGACATGCAGTTCTTCCTCCAGCTTGCCAATAATGCCAAAACGGGCACCACCACCGGGCGTCTTGTTTTAAAAGACAATGGCGGCAATTACTTCGTCGCGCTTCAAATCGACAATCATGGGCATGTTACGGACGCGCAAGGGCGCGACTTCCTCACCAAACCTGAAGCGCAGGCCGCTTATTTGCCGCTGTCAGGTGGGAACCTCACGGGGGGGCTCACCATAACGGAGGCCAATAACTGGGGCTTTGGACGTGGTGGCGGCCTGTCATCGCTGGCGATGGGCGATGGTCCCGAACGTTTCTATCAGCAAGTCTATCGTCCCAAGGGCGGCTTAACTCAAGGCGTTCTCGGCGTTGCGGATGAAACAGGCGACCGGCAATGGAAGCTGCAAGCTAATGGCGCGATTGTGACACCCTCTGGCAATACCCTACCTGAAGTGCGCGGGGTTCCGGGGCGCGTTGTCACACAATATTTCCGTATCACGAACCTTGCCAATGTGAACTACATTCCGTTTCCTGTGGCGTTTGCAGCATCTGACCCGGTGAATGAAATATTCATCACCTATGGATACGGATATAACAGTAACGGAGGGATGGGTGAGAGTTCTGTTCTTTACATCTACAAACAAAAAACAACCAATAGCGGCTTTTGGATTGATCGGAGCGCAAGTGGCTTTCAAGACGCCGCTTTTGACGTGGCGGTCACTGGGCCTATGGGAGCACCAGCATGACAAATGACGCAGAAAACAAGCAGAACGAACAGGCGCAAACTCAAGCTCAAAACGCTGTGTTTGGGTATTATGGCTATGTTAATCCCACAACGAAGATTGTTGGGCCGCTCATGTCGTTCTTTGGCAAGCCTAACGATATGACGCATTTTGTCGCGCTTACCAAAGAGCAATATGACTATTGGTATGGCCGCCATTGCCGTGTTGGTTCAGATGGGGCGCTGGAAGAATACATACCACCAGCACCCCCTCTGAAACCGCAAGCTCAAGAGGCCATGCAGAAGGTGCAGCAGCAAGCGAGTATGGTTTCGGCTATGGGAGAGGTCTTTGGGCCTAAAATGCGCGATTACGTGAAGGCGTTACGCGCCATTCTCGATGGCTCGGACACGACCAGCACGACACTGCCAGCCGCACCTGATGATGTGACAGCGTAACCATGTTTAACCTGCTCGACCTCCTCAACATCGTCAAAGACTACGAAGGCGCCTTCATGACCATTGGCGGTGCCGTGCTGGGCTGGTGGGGGCAGATCGCCAAAAACCGCCTTCAGCGCCAGCGCAACGAGATTGACGCCAACAATCTAGAGAACGAGCAGCTCAAGCTGGCTCTCGAACGGGAGCGCTTCCTTACCGACAAGCTAAACCTCTGGGGCGCTAGTTATACGATGCTGTGGGAGCGGCTGTATGACCGTGAAAGTGTCATTAAAGACTACCACTCAGCCGCTTTATCTGCACAGCGAAGGGTTAACGAACTCGAAATACGTTTAGGCGCTTCTGTGACGATGTTTGAAGAGCTCCCAGAGTTCCCGCCTGAAGATCCCGCACAATGGGCCGCCCAGTGCCCGCCATCCCCTCAAAACAGAGATGACCATCATGACAACACTGACCCTCACACGCCCCGCACATCCAGCAGCCCCTTGGGTGGGCGGCAAGCGCCTTCTCGCCAAGAAGATCATCGCTCTGCAAAAGAAGATTGACCATTGCTGTTACGTAGAGCCTTTCGTCGGCATGGGTGGCGTTTTCTTGCGACGGGGATGTCACAATAGCCATGGGGGCTCTGCCGGAGAGAATGTGCCTATGATTTCATTCGAGTTTGAGAAGCGTTTTATCAACGTGTGAAAGCAGGTTGAAACGCGTTCAAATTAGGCTCGTTCCAGTGCTATCTATTTTGTCTCAAAGTGCGAAAAATTTTGTCGCGCTACACTAAGGCTGCCGGTCTCTCACGCCCTGGACTGTATGCCCGCCGCGAAAGAGATGCGGAATTCGCTCAAGAATGGGATGAGGCAATCAGCACGGCCATTGACACCCTTGAAGAAGAAGCGTGGCGGCGGGCGCGTGATGGTGTGCCTGAATATCTCGTGACGGGGAAAGGGCTCGTGCTGGATAAAGAAGGCAATCCCATCATGCAGAACCGCTATTCTGATAGCTTGCTAACAACGCTTCTGAAGGCTCATAGGCCTGAGCGGTATCGGGAACGCTCCACGGTGGAGATGAATGTTACGGGGAGCCTAGCGGAGCGTCTAGATGAGGCCCGGAAGCGCGTGCAGACCCAGAGTGGGAAAGAATAAAAAAGGGAGAGTGGGAATAGTTCCCCCTCTCCCGTAATAAGTACTTTATTTAACCCAGAAACGCACGTCTTGCCGTCAACTTTCGTGATGATCTTGCTCCACGCCAAGACGTGCATAATCGCTCCAGCGCGGACTGGAAGCGGAGAATAGCTTACAAAACCAAGAGAACGACCATGACTAATTTATGGAGAAAAATACTTCAAATAGCATCAGCTATCGCGGTCTTGCTGTTTGTTATATTCTTTATGGATGGTATACTCTTTTACGTTGCAAGTGTTTTTGGCCCCGTTTTTTTCGTCTGGATAATTGCAGAGGGCCTAGACTACTATAAACGTTGGAAGAAGAGACGTGAACGCTCAGGCAAAAACGCTTGAAGACCAGCTTGCCGACGAGATAAGCCGTTATTGCCTTGATCCGCTTGGTTTTGTGTTGTTTGCCTTCCCGTGGGGGCAAGAAGGAACAGACCTTGCCCAATCTAACGGACCGAGAGCGTGGCAGCGTGATATTCTGCGCTCAATCGGTGATAAGCTCCGTGCAGGGTATGAGCCTGATGCTGTCTTAATGCCTGCCCTGCAAGCGGTCGCTTCTGGGCATGGTGTCGGGAAGTCTGCCCTGGTGTCCATGCTGGTTGCATGGGCGTTGTGCACCTGCCCTGATACAAAGGCTGTCATTACCGCCAATACAGAGCCCCAGCTTCGCACAAAAACCTTTCCTGAGATTTCCAAATGGTTCCGGCTTCTCATTTGCGCCCATTGGTTCAAAGTGCACGGTATGAGCATTCACAGCACCGTTCCCGGTCACTCCAAGACATGGCGCGCTGATGCCGTCACATGGTCAGAGACGAACCTTGAAGCCTTCGCGGGGCTGCATAATGTCGGGCGGCGTATTCTGCTTATCTTTGATGAAGCCTCGGGTATTATTGATCGGGTCTGGGAAGTTGCTGAAGGAGCGCTGACTGACGAAGGCACTGAGATTGTCTGGTGTGCCTTTGGGAACCCGACGCAACCTTCAGGGCGTTTCTTTGAGTGCTTCAACCGTCAGCGCAACCGGTGGAGTGGTCAGCAGATTGACAGCCGGACCGTTGAGGGCACGAATAAAGCCCTGTTTGAGCAATGGGCTGAGGCTTACGGGGAAGACAGCGACTTTATGCGTGTCCGTGTGAAAGGGCAGTTTCCACGCTCTGGCTCTATGCAGTTTATTGGTTCAGATATCATCTCAGAGGCCTCAACGCGCGAGGTATCCGCCATCATCTCCGATGCGCTCATTATCGGCGTTGATGTGGCCCGTTATGGCGATGATCAAAGCGTGATCTTCTTTCGTAAAGGCCGGGACGCCCGCATGATCCCCCCTATTCTGCTTCGTAAGGTTGATACCATGCAGCTTGCCGCGCGTGTTGCTGATGAAGCGCAACGCTACGGGGCGGATGCGGTCTTTATCGACGATGGAGGCGTTGGCGGCGGTGTGGTTGATCGCTGCCAGCAGATGCGCGTTCGTGGGGCGCGTGGCGTTCAGTTTGGCGGCAAATCCGACCGGGCCAACTACGCCACTAATGCCGAACGCTATGCAAACAAACGCGCTGAAATGTGGGGCTCATTACGTGAATGGCTCAAGACCGGCGGCATCCCCGACAGCCAAGACCTTCAGACAGACCTTGCTGGGCCGTGGTATTTCTTCAATCCCCGCAATGAAATTCTCTTAGAGCGCAAGGAAGATATGAAGAAGCGCGGCCTTGCCTCTCCTGACATGGCCGACGCTCTCGCCCTTACTTTTGCGTATCCTGTGATGAACTCTCGCTTTTCTGGCGGTCCTTATGGAGCGGCTCGCCCGCAGGCGCAGGAGTATGATCCTTGGGAGTAGATTCGCTTTGATGCAATTCTTTTTGAAAATACAACCTCATTAACGAGTTAGTGGTAAAAAACACAGTAAATAATAATACTGGAGATGCCATAAACAGCCAACCATAAGTATATGACAGATCCTTTTTTAACCCTATAATCTCTTGCATAATAATAACTTCTGATGCCATTAGATAAGATTTAACAGCGAATGAGTACATAACCGCTACCTGCTGAAGAAATTTCTTCTCAGCATATTTTTTATATTTTTTTCCACACAAAAAAACGATCAAATTACCCATGACCGAAAATAGAGGAAGTATGAATATAAGAAGAGATTCCTTTAGGGAGAAACCATTAATTAGCAATGAAGAAAAACCATTAATTTCTTTTCCAATCGAATTACTTAAGCTTAAACCAAAAAATAAAACAGAAAAAAACAGAAAAAAACAGAAAAAACTAAAACATTCATATTCTATATCTTCTTTATAAGGGATATATTTAGAAATAACCTTTTTTTTAATTTTTGGATAATTACAAGAAGTTACGACAACAAAATAGACAATACACAATAACACTGCATTAGCAATATTAAAAAGAACCCAAGAAACATATAAAAACAATCCCATGGACATAACGTCTCCTCACTGAAAAAATACAACTCACAATGTAATATACAAAACCCCATTACCGTATAGAACTTATAAACGCCGCGCATCATCGGCCATTATGTGCACATCAACTCCTCATCTCGCTAATCCGCTTCCTACGCCCTCTCCTGCTACTCCCGTCACGAATGCCGGGAAGACACAGGCGCAATCAGCCACCAACTCTGCTAAATTGGCAGGAGGTTTTGGCTCTACGTTGCTGACGGGACCGCAAGGGCTGAACCAGACGGCCAATACAGCCCCCAAGACGCTTCTTGGCGGGTGAGCTATGGCACAAAAGCGTAAGCCCTCTCCCAAGCTCGACATCAATAACCGTGACGGTCAGCAATCATTACGCGATGAAGCCGACCGTCGGTTAGTTATGATGCGCTCTGATCGTTTGTCATGGCGCGATACGTGGCGTGAGATCAGCCATTTCATTCTCCCCACGCGCGGGCGCTATTTTCATGTGCCGAACCAAGGCAGCCGGGGCCGTGTAAAAGGCCCGCAGATTGTCGATAAAACCGGTTCTATCGCCCTAGGCAATCTCTCAGCGTTTCTCATGGCGGGTATTACGTCACCGGCGCGTGATTGGTTTCGTTTAGAAACAAACAATGACCAGCTTAATGATGATCCACAGGTGAAGCTCTGGCTGTCTGATACGAAAAGCCGTCTACAGCGTGTTTTTGCGACCGGGAACTTCTATGCGTCTATGAGCCAGACGTACGAAGAGCTGGCAGGCTTTGGCACGGCGGCTTGTATCATCCTGCAAGATTATGAAGATGTTGTCCGCTTTTACCCGCTGACTGCTGGGGAATATTACCTTGCCCAAAATGCACGCGGTGAGGTCGATACGCTCTTTCGGGAATATGTGCAGAATGTCGCCCAAATCGTGCAGCGTTTTGGCCTTGATAACGTCTCCCCCACCGTCCGCTCCCTTTGGGAAAGCCGCCAACTCACCCAAGAGCTTCCCATCGTCCATGCCATCATGCCGAACAGTTCCCGTATTGCTGGGGCGTTTGGATGGAAGGGTGCGCCCTATATTGGCATTTATTACGAATATGGAAACGATACCGAGCCAGCCCTGCTGATTGAGTCCTACCCACGTAAGCCCTTTATTGCGCCACGATGGGCCACAGTGAGCAATGATGCTTACGGTCATGGCCCCGGTGAAGACGCGCTGCCTGACATTAAGTCCCTCCAAGTTGCACAGCTCCGCCTTGCAGAGGCCGTTGATAAATATGCACGACCACCAACAATGGCGGATTCATCGCTGCAAGAGAGTATGGTGAACCTTCTCCCCGGCGGACTGAACTTCATTCCCGGGCTGAATGCTGCTGGGAATGGGGCAGGTATTCGTCCCGTCTATCAGGTCAATCCCAATATCTCACCTTTGCAGGAGCGTATTGCGGAGTTTCAGGATCAAGTGCGCAAAACACTTCGCAATGACCTGATTTTGATGGTCTCGCAGGATATGGGCACGACACAGCCCGTCACAGCAGCAGAAATCAATGTGCGTCAGCAAGAAAAGATGTTGACCCTTGGGCCTGTTTTAGAACGTTTCCACAATGAAGCGCTTGACCCGATCATTACAACCACGCTGGAGATTATGGAGCGTGGCGGCCTGCTCAAGCCGCGCCCTCCCGGGCTCGGTGGTCGTTCTCTCAAGATTGCTTACAGCTCTATTCTAGCTCAAGCACAGCGCGCGACTGAAACCACGGGGATTGAGCAGCTTGTACGCTTTGCGGGCAGTATGGCGGGGGCTGATCCGTCGATTATGGACAATCTAGACCTTGATGCCGCCCTTGACCGTTATGGCGATCTTCTGGGTGTGGACCCATCCATGCTCAAAGACCCACAATCCGTCGCACAACTCCGCCAGCAACGGGCCTACCAGCAACAGCAGCAACAGATGGCCGAACAAGCTCAGCAAATGGCCGCCGGGGCCAAGAACCTCTCGCAAGCCGATGTCGGCGGGGGCTCCAACGCCCTGCAAGCCATTATGAGCGGCCTCAACACGCAACAAGGACAGTAATCATGCAAGACCCTCATGATGCTCAACAGATCAACGACCATCGCAAGCGCCGCAAAGCCCGCGCGACACAAGAACAGCACGACCTACAGATCATCGCGGCTTTGCCAGAAGGAAACCGCCTCTTACAGCGCATCATCACCTTAACAGGACAAGATGCCGCCTCTTTTGTGCCCAATGATGCCCTCGCGACCGCCTATCGTGAAGGGCAGCGCAGTATTGGGATCAGACTCACCTCATGGCTCAATGACGCGCTAAAAAAATCTGAGAACACCCCATAGAACTTATAAATGCCCGTCATGCTCTTCTTTATCTGATGGATAGGAGAGCTTTCAGGCATGAGTGATGCCCAAACACAAACAGATGCAGCCGCCCCAAGTAATGAAGCCAGCACAGAGGCAACAAACGAGACCAACGCCAGCCTAACGGGCGACGCCCCGAGCCCTTCAGAAGAGGACAGCAAACACGCGTCCCCTTCTGAGCAGACCGATGCCCCCTCTAAAGCTGATGACGATCAGGGCAAGGAAGACGCGCCTAAAAAAGACGGTCCCCCAGAAAAATATGACTTCACAGCGCCAGAGGGCATGGACGTCGATAAAGACGCCTTGTCCTCCTACGAGGAAATGGCACGAGAACATGGTCTGTCTCAGGAACAATTTAACGCCGTTACTCAGCATGGCCTTGAGTTTTTCCAGCAACAGCTTGGCAAACTGTCCGAAGCCCATGCCGCCCGAGAGCAAGGCTGGCGTAAAGACGCCCTCAGCGACACGGAGCTCTCCGATGGGCAAGCCCTCAAACCTGAAGTTATGGCCAATGTCGGTCATGTGTTCGAACAATTTGGCGGCAATGACCTCCGCCATGCTCTCACCGAAACCGGGGCTGGCAACCATCCACAGATTATCCGCGCCTTTAACGCGATCGGCAAAGCGTTAGGTGCCGCCCACACACCCGATAAAGGCAAACCCGCAAGCGAACTCAAAGGCAACAGCTTTGAAGACATCGCCCGCCGCCGTTATGGCTCTAACAGCTAAGGTTCCCTCTCATGGCTCTTAACAATAGCACGTTCCTCACCCTTACTGACTGGGCAACCCGTCGTGATCCCAATGGCGGCATTGCTGACACGGTTAACCTGCTTTCTCAAACGAATGAGATTCTCAATGATCTCATTTTCAAAGAAGGCAACCTCCCAACCGGGAATAAAACAACGGTAAGGACGGGTCTCCCTGCCGCAACATGGCGCTTGCTCAACTATGGTGTGCCACGCGGAAAATCCACCACCGCCCAAGTGACAGACACGTGCGGAATGTTAGAGACGTACTCGCTTGTCGATAAAGACCTTGCGAACCTTGAAGGAGATGTCGGGGCGTTCCGTCTGTCAGAAGATATGGCGTTTCTTGAAGGCATGAACCAGCAGATGGCCCGCACGCTTATCTATGGCAATGAGCAAAGCGATGTGGGGGCGTTTACCGGGCTTTCCCCGCGTTATAACACGCTGGATACCAACAAAGCCGCCTCGGCTGCAAATGTGATGGACGGCAAAGGGCGCGGCAGCACGAATACCTCTATCTGGCTGTGCTGCTGGGGGCCAACGGCAGGGTTTGGGATTTTCCCTAAAGGTTCTGTTGCTGGATTGCAACAAAAGGATGTCACAACGGATGCTCCCGTTATGGATGACCAGGGGAATCCCTTCCAAGCCTACCAGATGCATTACAAATGGGATTGCGGCCTAACGATCCGTGATTGGCGCTATTTTGTGCGTATTGCCAATATTGACGTAAACGCCTTGACAGGAGAAGGCGCGGCTAACCTGATCGCCCTGATGGCTGCAGCCTGCTTTAAACCTCCAACCATGCCATCCACGGCTTCCAATGTGCAGTCAGCGACACGCGCAACGGGGGGAACGCCGCTCTCCTTTGGTCGTCCGGTTTTCTACGTCAACCGCACCATTGCCTCAGCTCTATCTATTCAAGCGATGAACAAGACCAACGTTCTGCTTACCCAAGATGAGTTCGACGGGAAGCCGGTGCTGCGCTTCCGTGGCATTCCGATCCGGGTCGTGGATGCGATCATGAACACTGAAGACACCGTTCAGTAATCCTCGCGCACCTTGATAAGGAACACCCCATGATCGTTGATAAACTGCTTCTTTTCTCAAATAAGCAAGACCTCACCCAAGCCCAAGCGGGCTCTCCAACTCCTTCCACAAACGTAGTGGACTTTTCCCAAGCACGGGATTTTGGGCCAACAGAAGGCTTTAAAGTCTTTGTAGAGTTCGCGTCCCTCCCCGTTGGGCCGTCAGGCACCACACTGTCCATTGCTGTGCAGGTGTCAACGGACAATCAGACTTGGACAACGCTGGAAGATTTCCCGTCCATTGACGTAACAACATTAACGCAAGCACATCCTTTTGCCGTCCGCGCCAAACCGGCCTTCTCCAACACAGCCTATCGCTATATGCGCCTGACCTATAGCCCTAGTCAGGCTCTTAGTTCCGGTATCGTTATGGCTGGGATCAATCTCGATGTGCCCGCTCAACGGGCTTACCCTAAAAACTACGTGGCGTAAGGAACAATCATGGCACGTTATCGCGTCACAACCGCAAGCTTTATCAATGGCCGCTACGTCGAGGAGGACACCGTCATTGATTATGATGGCATTCCTGGCTTCAACCTTGACCCTCTTGATGAAGAGGCACGCAGCGCAAAGAAAGCAGCAGGACAAGCCGGGGAAAGAGACGTCAATGGCCGGGCCTTTCAGGAAGACCTGACCCGCTCCGATGGCACGCCTTCTGCGCTGAACAGCGCAGAAACGGTTAAGGATCAGGACGCCTTAGAAGAGCAGCCTAAGCCTGCCCAAGCTGAGCTCCTTTCCAAAGAAGAGGCGGAAACGCCGCCTGAACCCGGTAAGGAAGAAGATGCTTCTGCACGGTCAACAAACACGCCATCTAAATCAGCGAAAAAGAGCTAAGGCATGACGACCGACATTGACCTCTGCAATCGTGCACTCATGCGTCTTGGCACACAAAGCGCGATCACCTCATTTGATGATGGCTCTGTAGAGGCCAGTGTGTGTGCGTCCTTCTACGGCGATGTCTTGCAATCCATGCTGGCCCATCCTGCCAGTATGGGCGGCCCCGTTTATACGTGGCAATGGCCGCGCTGTGTGGGAACGGGTCTAACGGCACCCAGCAGCAATCCACGCTGGCGCTACGAGATCGCTCTGCCCTCAGACTCTGTCCGCGTGCTGCGCGTTGATAACGCCCTTACCGAAAAGCCCCAAGACCACCGCAAGGTGCTTTTTGAGCCACGTGAAAGCTTTGGCGAAGGGATGGGCAAAGCAGGCGGTGTGGCACTCGTGCCCGTCCTCTTCACTGATCATCAACAGGTCAGCGTCACCTACATCACACAATCGGTGGATATCGACCATTGGCCGCCTGCGTTCAGGCGGGCGTTCTGGCTCTCTTTAGCCGCTGCTATCGCCACAACATTGGGCATTGACGGAAGCACAGCCGCTGCTGTTGCTCAAGAAGCCGAACGTGAAGTTGCCCGCGCTTGTCTTGCCGATCAGCGCGTTGAGGTCGTCGATACTGAAATCGTGCCTGATTGGCTCTCTGTTCGTTGTGGATATGGGGAAACGCAACGCGCCATACACCAAACGGACACTACCTTTGAGAGCGGTTTTATTGCAGGAAACTCCCATCCCCCTGCGCCTGCTCCAATCCCCAGCACACCCCCTATCGGGCCTCATGGCGTCATTCCAACAGGGCTAGAGACACGCGACATTGCCAACAAGCAAGATCTTTATATTCCAGCTGATACACCAGACAGTAGAGCAGGCATTCTTACCATAGGTCGAAGTCCTGTTGGTTGGCGTCGCCCCTACCATACAGAAACGATCAATGCCAATGCACCAGAGCACACAGGGGAATATGATCTGTGACCGTCTCAAAAATCTCTAATATCAGCTCATTTCGTGGTGCATGCACCACCCCAAACTGGCATCAAGACTATATTCCTACTGCCATAGAGTGGAACAATTGCTGGTCTAACAAAGCCGACGGTGATGTCGTTAATGAATTATCAGACTCTCTCCAGCACATGGAGAACTATGTCGCTTCTCTTCCAAGCGTCTCTCTCACAAATTTAGGGGTCATAGATGATCCTTCTGGAAAATATATTAATGAAAACACAGAAGCCTATCAAAGCGCATTAGACAATTCTGCTGGCAAATATCGACTATGTCATCCAGCTAACCTGTCCGTTGTTTTACATAATCTAACCATAACGCGCTCTGATACCTATTGGGTTCTTGATGGCGTCATTACACTTGCTGCTCATGAAAATAAAAATATCGTTGATATTGGGAGCCCTGGAAATACGATTAGTGGAATTTCAATCACAGGTAGAGGAACTTTCAATGGAAACATGTTGCAGCAAGAAGGAGGAGAACGTGCCGTCTGCGGCGGCTTATGTGCCAATACGCTCAGCCATACTGATAATATCCCTGATAATCCCGCTTATCCTGCCTTAATAAGAAATCTAAGCATTAACGGGATAACCATAACGAATGTATTTAATTGGCCAATATCTCTTGGATATATCAAAAATAGTTTAATAAAAGATACCTCCCTCTTAAACAGTGGGAACAGCCCTCAGTTTATTTGGTCATCTGATAATTGTTGGTTCAATGGCAATATATCAAGCGGCCATACAGATGGTGGGTTCGTTTTTTACATGGGGAGTAGAAAATGCGGTGCCATTGGAAATATCGTTCATGATAACCATGATGGGATTGGTGTCTACAGCGACCTATCTAGCAATCCAGAAGATAACAGCATTATAATCTGTGATAACCATGTTTATAATAATAAAGATAGCGGTATAGGGATAACAACTCTTAACCAAAATGGTGCAGAGACAAGCTCACTAAAACAAAAAAATATAATCATATCTGGGAATATACTCTCTAATAATAATACAAGAGGAAGAAATGGCGGTGGTTCTATAGGTATTGTCGGTGCATATAACGTACAGGTTCGTGGAAACAGCATAAGTCAAGATGGTTCAACGACAACATCCGGTCAGCCTGTTTATGCAATCTATGTATCAGATAGCTGCCAAGATATTGACGTAAGCAATAATACGATTAGTGATATTGGTTCACCAACCAATTTGGGAACGGCTATTTATCTTAACCACCCGACAAGAACCGTGGTGCGCCATAATACATTTACAAATAGTCTAGGGACGAATGGTCCTTTCCATACAGGAATAGGCGGAACCGTTGGACCTCTCTCTCTTATTAGTGGGAATATTGCAACAAATGCATTAGCTGGGGCTCTCCTTTCTATTTCCTGGCCCAATGATACTGTTTTTCTCTCTCAGCCCGACGGGTTGGGAGGAATGTTCGATAATCTCACACGCAATAGTGATGTCATTGCGTCAGGAAAATATAACTACAATGGACGCAACCTAAGCCGACAAGTGGGAGCAACCACAGATGGCACAAGTATCTATCTACAAACAGCACAAAACCAATCAACGGGTGCGATCGCTGGCAATATTGTTTTAAACCAGAATGGGATCTTTCGGGAGTTCTCTCTCGCTCTTAATGGAGCCATATCCACACCGTCTGGTGGCGTTCTTTTAAATGCCAGAAGCCCCTCTGGGGCTCCGCTCCTTCTACAAACGTTTACAGCTAACGTCGCTCACGGAGATTGGGTTCCTTTCCCACAATCTTTTACAAGCGATACTGTATCGGTCGTCATTCCTCCATTTTTCAATGGAACAAATATGATTATCGGTGGTCCATCCACAAACACCCCCGCAAACCGTAGTGGCTTTGTCGTTGGGAAGTTCTGGTTAGGTGTAGGCGGGGCCAATACAGATATTGCAGATACCATCACCATTATTGCTATTGGAGAACTGTCATTATGAAAAATGACATGGCTTACTTTGCTATTATCGACAACCGTAGCGACAATAATCCTACTCCAATCTGGGGATGGTCAACTTTGCCAATAACGCGAGAAGAGGGAGAAATGGGAGGAGAAACCTCTATTTATTCTCTCTCTGATACTGAACTCCTACAAGGAGTGGCTCCGAATGTTCCCCCAGGTGGCAAAGCCATTCGTTTACATCTTACACAAGACCAATGGGACAGCCGCCCTACATCTAATCCAGCCCTTTCTAACGGCTCTATTGTCCAAATAAACCGCCCCTCCCTTCCTCTCAAAGAGCAAGCAAACGTCGCCCTCCAAGACATACAAAGACAAGCTCCCATGCTGACAGCCATGCGTGAAACTTTTGGATCGCAAACACGCCTTTATGTCCAAAAACTCCGAGCTATCATCAGCGGGGCAGATACGACGAGCACAGCGCTTCCAACGCCGCCTACTCAGGTAACGGATTAAGCAATGTCTCAATCCCCCTTCGGCCCTCATGTCGGTCTCACATGGCGCAGCTCCTTTGGTGGCGGCATTATGTCGCCCCTGCTTGGCTACCGGGCCGATATGGAGAAATGGCAGTCCGGCGCGGCTGATCTCACCAACTTCTTTGTTCATGTGCAAGGAGGGATCAGCAACCGACCTGGCACGCGCTATATTGGCACCTCTCGCACAAAAGCCACCAGCGCCCCGCCTAAGCTTATCGCGTTTATCTACAACAATACGCAGTCCTATGTGCTGGAATTTGGGGACCAGTATGTCCGCTTTATCAGCAATGGTGCTTATCTCACGCATGATGATGGCAGCCTCTACGAGCTGACAACGCCTTATCGGATTGAGGACGCCTTCTGGCTGCGCCATGCCCAATCCGCCGACGTGCTCACCCTCACCCATGCCCGCTACCCGGCCATGAACCTCGCGCGTCGTGGAGAGCTCGACTGGACCCTAGACGTCATTTCGTATGATGCTGGTATTACAGCACCCTCCTCGCTCATTGCCTCAGCGGTAGAAGGAACAGCGGCAAACACCGGCACGACACCTGGGGTGTCTAAGGCAACATACGAATATGCCGTTACGTCTGTATCTAACGAGAAGAACACGGAAAGCAACGCAACGCTCGCTCCTTCTCAAACCGAAATGACCACCACGATCCAGACGGTAACGGACGCAACGACAGGGAAAACCTCGACTGTTCAGAAGGACACGCCCGTGGAGGTTGGCCGTTTTGTTGAGAATTATAATATCGGCTATTATACTAATTACGGCAATTACAATACGCTCACATGGCCGAGCGTCGATGGAGCTGATTATTATAACGTCTATCGCCGCTTTGCCGGCCAATGGGGGCTCATTGGCAATACAGCGTCTCTAAGCTTTGATGATGTCAATTACGCCCCTGATACAGAGAATGGGCCACCCGCTCACCGTAATCCGTTTGAGAGTGGCAATAATCCGGTTTCTGTTACCTATTTCCAGCAACGCCGTGTCTTCGCAGGGGCTTTCACCTATCCCCAAACGGTGTGGATGAGCCGTTCAGCCAATTATACCAATTTTGACATCCATACCCCTGTTGTCTCTGACGATGCTATCACCGCCACCATTGCCAGCCAGCAGGTCAACACGATCAAGCATCTTGTGCCGATGGCCGACCTTCTCGCCTTTACCGGCACAGGAATCTGGAAAATCAGTGGCGGCCAAACGGGCACGGCCATCACTCCTTCTAACTTCACCGCTGTTCCGCAAATGTTTGTGGGCTGCTCTGACGTGCAGCCTTTGGCCATTAATACCGATGTGCTCTTTATCGAAAACAAAGGCAGCCATATCCGCGACCTGCAATATGACTGGTATGCCCAGATTTATCAGGGCAATGATTTATCCGTGCTCTCTGACCATCTCTTCTATGGTTATACGATCGCTGATTGGTCCTTTGCCCAATTCCCCTTCAATCTCATCTGGGCGGTGCGCTCCGATGGAACGTTGCTGGGGATGACCTATCTCAAAGAACAAAATGTCACGGCCTGGCACCAACACACGACCCATAAGGGTTCCTTCCAATCCGTCGCTGTGGTTCCAGAAGAAAACGGTTATGGCGCGATTGAAGACACGACGTATGTTGTGGTCAAACGCCTGTTAAACGGCACAGAGCGCTACATGATTGAACGTCTGGAAACCCGCCAGCTTGGCGCTGAAAATAACGACATCACGCGTTCATGGTTTGTTGATTGCGGCCTCCGCTATGAAGGCGCACCGGTAGCCACGCTTTCTGGCCTTACCCATCTAGCGGGAGAAACGGTATCTGCTTGCGTGGATGGCACGGCTTACACTGCCTTGACTGTCCGCTCCGATGGATCGCTCACCGTGCCCCAATCAGGACGCGTCATCACAGTGGGCTTGCCCATCACAGCCACAGCCAAAACCCTTCCGCTGGATCTCGGGCAGCCTCCGCAATTTGCCCGCCGCAAACGTGTCAGCAAGGTGTACGCAACGCTCTACAACAGCGCGGGCCTCAGCGTCTCCACCAACGGGGGCAAAACCACCCATAGCCTCAACAATCAAGGAGCCGCCGCTGGAAACGCTGCGCCCAACCCTTACCGAAACACGGCGCAAAAGCCCGCTCTCACCACGGGGCTTGCGATGCGTATCCCGACCCCTAACTGGACACAAAGCGGGCAGATCACGTTCCAGACAACCAACCCGCTTCCTGTCACGCTCTCAACGGTGAGTGTGGATGTTGAGGTGGGGAGTTAGAAGAATGACCTTGACAAAAACCAATTCGATATCACTACTTAGTTGCCTATCTTTTGAAAGGATTAGGCCATGATAGACACAGAAAACTTCACTAAGGAACAAGTTATAAGTGCACTTTACGCGTTTTTCACTGGCGGTAAGAAAGTAGCTCTGAAAGCAGGAGATTATCCATTTGAGTTGCGCAATGTTTGTGCTCGTTTATACGCTGACAATCCTACCACCGATGTGTCCAAGCTTTCAGGTACAAGTTGGCTTCTCTCAGCAACTAAACAAGGAAAGGGAATAGCCCCTATTTTAAAGGAACTTATAGACCTCAAAATTATTTCCAAAGGGCAAGCTGCAGAGATGTATATATTCCATTACACTAACACTTAAACCCCCACTAGAACTTATAAACCCCCGCTAGAGTGATGCCTTCTTTAAGGAGGAGGCCTCATGCTGTCATATCGTTCTGTCGTCCCCCAAGACGCGGCCCTGATCGCCCCACTTCTGCGGCGGTCGGACCATCTGGAGGTGCTGCGCTCGGGTCAGGGGGATGTAGCCGGGGCGTTACGTCGCTCGGTTGAGCAGTCTGCCCACGGGATGGCGGGGCTCTTTTATGACGAGAGCGGCCCGGTTGCGCTTTTTGGGGTGGCCCCTCGCCTTGATGTGGGCATTCCGTGGCTTGTGGGCACGCCTGCCCTAGAGCGCCACCAGAAAGCCTTCCTTCGGGAAACGCGCTTTTGGGTGCGACACTGGCAGCAGCGCTACCCGCTTTTGATGAACCATGTAGATGCGTCCTACTGTCAGGCCATTCGCTGGCTGTCATGGCTTGGCTTTCAGATTGAGCCTCCCCAACCTACCGGGCTTAACGGGGCGCTCTTTTGCCGCTTCACGATGGAGCGAGGCCCATCATGTGCGTAATTACCGGAACCTTAGCCGCTATTGGCGCTGGTGTGGCGGCGGCTGCCAGCGCTTCCTCCGCTCTGATCAGCGCTCAAGGACAGGCGGCTTCTAACAAAGCACAAGAGCAGCAAAGCCAGCAGCAAGCTCAAATTGCTTCCCAAGCGTCTAAAAACTCCATCGACCAAGGCTATCTCAACGCTCAACGCGATTATCAGGCAGGCGATCAGCATCTTGCCGCACAACGGGCCTTTATGGCCGCGAATGGTGTCGATACATCGTCGGGTTCAGCTCTGGATGTGCAGCAATCAACCGCGCGTAATACCGGGCTTTCGGTCGGGACCGACCAATATGAGGCTGGCGTTCAGTCCACCAGCTCCAGCAATCAGGCCATTTCTTACAATAATCAGGCCCGGATTGCCCGTGCAGGGAATGCGTCAGCTTGGGCTGGTGGAGCGTTAGGCGCAACCGGGGCTGTTGCGGGTGGTGTCTCCTCCTTAGCGGGGAACTCGTCTTTTTCGTCCAAATGGAATGATCTCTTTTCGAGCGGATCAGGGGGATCAAGCGGACCGCAAGTCTCCGTCAATAATAGCAACGCCTCTCTGATGCCAGAATCCTATTTCCAGAAAGTCTAATCATGCCCCAAGTGCCCTACACCGATGACACCTACAAACTCCCTGAACGCGTCAGCGCTGGTGGGACGGAACTTCTCAATGTGCCCAATTATGGGGAGATGGTCGGTCGTGGTTTAGACCGTTTCGGTTCTGGCATAGCAGCCGCCAATGACGTTGCTGAACGACTGCAACGACAAGACGACATCACCGCTGTGCAAGGGGCGATGAACGACTTCCGGACCCATGTGCGCAATGTGCAATATGGTGATCCCAATAATCCCAACGATACGGGCTTTTTCGGTCTTCAAAATAAGGCAACGCTGGATGCATGGAAGCCAACGGCACAGGGGCTGGACCAGACGCGCCGCTCTCTCATGGACGGGCTCACCTCCGACCAGCAACGGCTCTTTCAACAAGAAAGCGAGCCTTTCCTCAACAGTGCCCTTGATAGCATGTCGAGCCATACGGCACAGCAGCGCAAAAGCTATCAGCAGCAAACACAGAAAGCCACACTTGAAAACCTGGTCAACCAGGGTGCAGCCAATCACGATAACCCGTCTGTTTTTTCGGGAACCCTTCTCCAAGGCAGAAACGCGATTGCGCAAAATCTCGCTTTGCGGGGCGTCCCCTCTGATAGCCCGATTGCCCAACAAGAGCTGCAAAAATTTAACGACGATTACTTCACCACCTCGGCACAAGCAGCGACGGATAGTGGCGATGCCATTAAGGCACAGAACCTGCTTATGTCCAACCGTCGGAACCTTTCAGAGCCTGTTTTTGAGCAGTCGATGGCGATGCTCAAGCCGCATATAGACCATCAAGTCGGTGGCATGCTGGCGGATGCGGCCATCAATCACCGCGATGACGGTATGGCCATTCCTGCCCAGAGCACGCAAGACGCGGTTTTTACGACCATGACGCATCTGGAAAGTGGCGGCCAACAAACGGACAAGAACGGAAACCCCCTCACCTCACCCAAGGGCGCTACCGGCATTGCTCAGCTTATGCCCGATACAGCACGTTCCGTCGCACAATCATCAGGGCTCGGATGGGATGAAGACCGGTTTAAACATGATAGTGCGTATAATCGCGCTTTAGGGGCTGCCTATTATAGCCAGCTTTGCCAAAAATACGGCGGCAACCTGACCCTCGCCTGTGCGGCTTACAATGCAGGCCCCGGCCATGTGAACCAATGGCTGAAGGATATTGGAGACCCACGCAGCGGTGCGATCACCGATCAACAGTTTGCACAGAATATTCCGTTTAAGGAAACGCGCGATTATGTCAGTCGCGCAGGAGCAGCCCTCACAAAGTCCCAACCAGCACCCAGCTATGAGGCTCCTGATCGGGAGAAGCAGCTTGCCTCCATTGCAGCACGAGGGCGGGCCATCGGTGCCTCACCAGAAGCCATTGCGGACGCGAATAGCCGCGTGGAGCATAATTATAGCATCTGGAATGCGAGCACACAGGGCAGCCGAAACCAGCTTGGCCAGCATCTGGACGATCTCAGCGCGTCCTATATGGCCGGGAACACCCAGACTGACATTCCAGAACGTGACATCCGCACACTTTACCCACCCGAAGAGGCCCAGAACAAAATTGATGACCTCAATGATCGCCGTCGGGCAGGTTTAAGCTTTAACGCGATCAAATGGGCGTCTCCTCAACAGGCCGCAAACGTGCTAAAAGGCGCAACCACACCGCTTCAAGGCGAAGATATTGACCATTTCAGGACACGACAAAAAGCAGCGGACCTACTGTTAGCAAGCCTGAACAAGCGCCAAGACGCTCTCAAAAAAGACCCGGCTTCTTATGTGCAGGATAACCCACAAGTGCAACAAGCATGGCAGGACTATCAGCAGAACGAAACGCCTGAGACGTTCAAAACCTACGCCAAGGCTTCCCAAGCGTTGCAACAGACGATGGGGGTTTCTTCCCCTCATGTTTTAACCAGTGATGAAGCCGATCATCTGGTCACGCAATTCACGCAGGCAGATCCACAAAAGCAAGAGGTCGGCCCTGCCCTAGATAATCTTCGTCACCATTATGGCGATGATTACTGGCCTCAAGTCCTTTCGGAAATGGTCGCCCATAAACTCCCTGCCGACTATGCCACCATGGCCAATATGGATACGCCGGCTCAACAAACGCGCCGCCAAATGCTCCAGCGTGATATCAAAATTGGGGAAGACAAACTGAAAGTGATGGCTGGCCCCGATGCAGCTAAACTTGATAATACAACGGCGGATAACCCGCTCTATAACAGCCTGGGAGATGCCAGAAAAACCTTCCTCCTCCAAGCGGGTGGAGATATTCCCTATCAAAACCTGGCGCAGACCATGAAGCTCCAGACACTCGGCTATATGGCAAAAGGGCTTCCTCTCTCCCAAGCCATGACGAACGCCCGTGCTGATCTGTTCGATATGAAATATGATACATCCGGCTTCCTGCGCACCCCTAAAGGGGAGATGTCTGTTACTAAACAAACAGGGGCCGCTATGCTTTCTTCGCTCCGTAATGGCGATATACGTGAGGTGTTACCCGATGCTATTGCCAAGATGCCACCCCAAGAAAGAGAACGCTACAATGCGGATTCTAATGGTACAACTCTGACCAATGCCCGCGACAATGGCCAATGGGTCATGAACGACAAAGAAGACGGCTATAATCTTCTCATCCCAAGCAGCACGACACCGGGGGAATATCAAATGCTCCAAGACAAAAAAGGGCAACCTATCACGCTCTCCATCAAGGACATCCATTCTGGCAAATGGTTCAGCCCGTACGACACGACCGCCCAACGTGACGCCCGCCTTGCCCATGAGGGTAAAACCCGCCATATCGGCGGGGATTGGTGAGCATGTTCTCATACGTGTTTAGAGAGCACACCCAGTAGAACTTATAAACAAGAGCCATGCTCCCCCCACTTACAGGGGGGGGAACATGCCATTTTATACCAAAGGGCCGGACGTTCTAAGCTCGGTTCAGAATGAAGGAGCCGCTGGTCAACAAAGCTCTTTAGGAGATTCACTGAAGGCCTCCTTCATGTCGGGCGTTCAGGCGATACCGATCGTCAGGATCAACCGAGCCCTTTATCACGGGATCGAAAATACAGAAGGCGACCAGCTCAACCCAGAAGACGCGAACGCCCAATATGGCATTAAGGGCGCGTTGAGCTTTGATAAGCCTGTTTCCTCCAAATATGCCGACACGCTGCACCGCGAAAAACAAAGCGAGCTGATGCGTGAGACAACCATACGTAATGGTCCCAGCGGTGTTGTCAGTGCGGTCGCGAACATGGCAGCGGGCGCATTGCCGAGTTTTCTAGACCCCGTCAATGCGGCGTCTATGCTCGTTCCCGGCCTTGGGGAAACCCGCGTCAGCACAGGGCTAGGCATGGCTGCTGCCCGTGCTGAAGGCTGGGGCATGGAAGGGGCCGCTGATGGGCTCCTTAGTGCTGAGGGTGCTCATCGTTCTGTCGTTAACGCCCTTGAGGCGTCCCCCATCGGGCGCGTGGTTCAAGGGGCGAGCCAAGGCATGGCGGGGCAAACAGCCCTAGAGCCGCTGAACCTCTATCTTGATCGTGACGAACATAATGATTGGACGATGGGCCAAGCGCTGACCAACATCGCCTTTGGTGGACTTATGGGCGGGGCCATGCATGGGATCAGTCATGCCGTCACTGATCGCTTTCAGCCAGAAGAAGCCCCACCCAATACCACACAAGAACGCTTAAACGGGATTAACCCTGATGTACGCGGGCAAGTTCTCGCTGAAAGCCTCGTTTCCCTCAGTAATGACCGCCCCAGCAATGCGGACAGTCTTCTTCATCTTCATGAACTCGACCAGACGCGGCGTGACCTGCAAAGCTGGATGGACACCCATGGTGGGAACGATGGCGGGAACAACGACACACCAGCGCCCCCAGGACGCGGCACGCTGGAACAAGACCTAGCCGATCTGCACAAAAAGCACAGCGCCCTCTTACAAGAAGAAAATACGCCAGAACCGCAAGCTTCACCCGATACATCCACAGACAATAGGCGCCCTGCACGAAGTAACCAAGCGGCTTCACCATCCCTCTTTACCTTCCTGACCAAACATGGCGGGGTGCGTGATGAAGGCGGCGAGCTGAAAGCGAATGACCTGCATAAACAGCGTGTAGGGCTGGTGCGCCGCAATGGAGGGCTTCCCCTCGACCGAGCGCGAGAACTCGCTGAAGAAGCCGGCTATCTCAAACCGGGCGCGGATATTAACGACCTGCTCAATGCCATGACAGAAGAAGGGCATGGGCGCAAAGCCTATGCTGATGGCCTTGGTCCAGAACAGTCCACCCATCTTGACGACCCTGACCGTGAAGAGCACGCACGCTCTGCCGCTCATGATGACGTTGAGCTGGCTGCCTACGACCATGACATTCCCCTCACACCCGATCTGCACGCTCAAGCAGCAGAAGCGACCCTTGGTGGGGCCGACCCGCATGACGCGTTAGAAGATGCTCTCAAACATTCTTCTTATACGGATTGGCAGCAGTATCAGGAGAGCTTTGACAAAAGCCGTGCTGTTCAACAAGAGCGCCGCAACGCGAAGAAACACGCGTTACAAGCCCTGACAGAGCATCATTTAGGCCGATATGGCCAACGCCTTGATGCGGGTGTCACGTCTGATGATCTCACCTCTATGACGGATGCGCTACTCAATAGCACGAACCCCGAAGAGGTCATAGAGCACGCATTAAGCCATCTGGAATCCAACCAAGGAAAAGGATTTGACCCACGATGGGAAGACACCCTCCATGACAGCTACCAACAGGCTTTGCAAAAACTCTCAGACCTGCAAGAAGGCGTCGGCTCTGACATTCTCCGTGCCCTGACCAACCCAGAAAGTCGTGAGGTTGCCGACAACCGCGCGGGCCTGGTCGCCAAAAAGGAAGGCGCCCCCACACCTGAAAGAAGCACTCGTTTTTCTCCCTTACCTACCACAGGCATTGACCATCTCAATCTCTCAGAAGTTGGTGGCCACCCTGCTCTGATGGGCCATATGCCCGAGGGAATTGAAGGCGTGCCTCCTTGGCCTGTTGTGCTGGGGGATGGAGAGCATACAGTAAAACTAGATGCGAAAGGTCGCGATATTGGTGGTGGGCACGGTCGCGCCCATATCATGGCGCGGCATGGCGATGAGATTAAGAAACGTGGTTTTGAAGGGGCTGATGATTATATTCGCCATGTCATCCAAAATATAAACCAGCTTCGCAAAGATAATAACAACGGCTCCCTCTTCTCCGTCATTATGGGAGAGCGACAAACCGCTAATGCGAAGCATGACACCGCTATTCTTCATGTCAAAAGGGAAGACGGCTATTATCGTGTAGCCACAGCATCTACCTTCAAAACAAATTCTCTCACTAAAAAAGAGCTGCTGTGGGAAGGGCGTCGCACTACCCCTTCAGGTCTCAACGGGCATGACCATCCTCTCTTTGATCCTCGCGAACATATGCCCGATGTTCCGAGGCGCGGAGCGACTGTCGAAGCCACAAGCAGTTCCAAGAATAGTGATTCACAATCCCCCAAAAGTCAAGACAATTCACTCCACGAGGCCCAAGCCTACGGGGCACAACTCGACCAGCAAATCGCCCTCTATGGCGATAAAACTATTTCCCCTGAAGAACTTGAAGAGGTGAAGCGAGCCCAGGCCCTCTCTGACGGGAATGCCGATGCTCTTTCTTCCGCCGCCGCTTGCCTGACAAGGACCGTACGATGACCCAACATGACAACCCTTGCTATAATGAAGCTCAGAAAGCCGCTGGACGGGAAATGTCCAAGGCCGAACTTGATGAGATGTTTGGACGGCTGGACAAAGAAGCGGGCCGTTACATGCGCCAAGGACTTTCCCCGCAAGAAGCCCTCCAAAAAGCGGGGCTGAAGATGGCCGATGATGAACGGCTGGCTGGGATCATTAAAGCCAATTCAGACAAACGCAATCTCATTGCCCACGCGGCCATGCAAAAACGGATCATTGAAGGGGATGAAGCCGCCTCCCTAGAGGGTATCCTTGCGGGGCGGGAAAATGGAGAACGTGGCGCGGCGCTCTCCATCGCCGCTAATGCTCATGGGCAAGAGCAGCAGGTGCTTGGCCCCCTTATGCATGATCTGGAACAAGCCGGTTTACTCAAGCCGCTTCTGGCCCGTGATGAGCAGTTCGACGCCGATGTAGGCCGGGAAATGTGGCGCTTAGATGCGCCGGAGGATTTCCCCGCTACCGGCAATAAGCAAGCCGAAAAAGCGGCCCGCATTCTCTCCGATGCTCAAGAGACCGTGCGTCTCATGCAGAACAAACAAGGCGCGTGGATTGGCAAGACAGACCATTATGTCACTCGGCAAAGCCATGACATGTGGAAAATTCGTGGCAATGAAACAGAAGCAGATTACCAGAAATGGCGCGACACCTTGGCCCCTCTTCTGGATGACCGCACCTTTGACACCATGGACGCCCGGCAATCACGTGACGAATTCCTCCACCAGACATGGCTCAGTCTCGCATCAGGCGATCATGACAATGCCAATGGCAAAGACTGGCTCTCTGGCTTTAAGGGGCCGGGGAACCTTGCCAAGCGTGTGAGTCAAAACCGTGTACTACTCTTCAAAGATGCCGATAGTTGGCTGACCTATAACAAAGCCTACGGTCAGGACCGTGTCATTGATAGCGTCATCAAAGGCCTACAAAAAGGCGCACGCAATGCCGCTGTGATGAGCGATCTTGGCACAAACCCGGAAGCCCTGTTTAACCGCCTGACTGATGAGGCCAAGCAAGCCGCACGAGCCCGTGGGGACTTTAAGATGCATGGGAAGCTGGAACGCCTTCAAAAGGGAGCGCTCCTAGATACCATCACAGGTCGGGCGCGTTTACCGGCCAATAAAACCATTGAGCAGATTGGGGCGTACGCCAGAACATGGAACCAGTTCACCAAACTTGGCGGCGTGATGATCTCTTCCCTGCCTGACTTGGCCGTGAATGCCTCTGTCCTTCGTCATAATGGTATTCCGCTTTTTGAGAGCTATTGGAACAGTTGTAAGGCCATTTGCCCAAGCTTAGGCAGCCGAAATGAGGCTGAACGTAAGGAGATTGCGCAGCTCCTCGGTGTGGGTATCCAAGGCCATCTTGGGGCCGTCATGAACCGTTTTGCGGCCAATGATGCCCCCTTGGGTCGGGCTAGCGATCTCATCAATAAATTCTACCGCCTCAACCTGTTGGAATATTGGACCGATAGCCATTCTGAAGGCATGGGGCTTATGCTGTCCCATAATCTTGGGCGCAATGCAGAGACGCCCTTTACCGCATTGGACAGCAAGCTACAACGCAGCCTCAAGCGCTTTGGGGTGGAAGAGCCAGAATGGCAGGTTATCCGCCATGCCACTAAAGAAGCGGGCGGGAATGCATATCTCCTCCCTACCGAAATCGCCAAGCTATCCGATGAGGCCGTAGCGCCGCTTATCGAGGCCGGACAAAGCGCTGACGACGTAAGGGAAAGCCTCACCAATAAGCTCTACACCTACATAACCGACCAAACGCGCGAAGGCATGACCGAACCCGATGTCCGCACGCAAGCCACATTCCGAGGGATTAGTAGCCGTCTCGATGAGGTTAGCCCAATCCTTGGCCAAGCGGCCCGTCTCATGCTGCAATTTAAGAGCTTCCCCATTACCCATATCCGCCGTGCTTATGCCCGTGAGGTGCAGCGCTTTGGGGTAGACTTGCCCGGTATTGTTCATATGATCGCTGGGACCACTCTGCTGGGCTATGTCGCCATGAACACCAAAGCACTTCTAGCTGGAAAAGAGCCCCACGACCCTTCCGATGTGCGCACATGGATGGCCGCCCTCCAACAAGGGGGCGGTGCTGGGATCTATGGTGACTTCCTCTTTGGACAACAAAGCCGCATGGGCAATAGCTTCCTCGAAACAGCGGCGGGGCCTACATTGTCCGATATGGCCAAACTTGCCGGGGTCTTTACCGCCACGCGCGATGAAGCCACCGATAGCCCTGATGCACAAAAAACCAGCGCTTATCTCGCTAATCTTGTTCGTGTAGTGAGTGGGCAAATCCCAGGCGGTAATCTTCCCTTTATCAACATTGCCTTGAAATATTGCGTGATCTACCGCCTCCAAGACATGATTAACCCCGGCTACACGCAGCGCTATGAAAAACTCATGAAACGCAATCAAGGGCAAGAATTCTGGCTCTCCCCTCAATGGAGTCCTTATGGGGGGAATTAGTCGCCTCCACTCCTAAGTAGAACTTAGAAACGTCTGTCATACCCGTTCTGGCAACAACGGAACGGATCTATGCGTGCTTTTTCTCTGTCTTTGGTCGGGTCTACTTTAGGCTGCGGCACCCCTCTTCCCTTTCATGATGGAAGGGAGGTTCGCGCTCATGAATGACCAGTATCTGACCCGTGCTGAAGGCATTGAAATCAAGGCTGACATTAAAGCCGTTGAGGCCGATATGGCCGTTGTTAAGTCCCACCAAGCCGCCCAGCAACAAACGCTAGAGCAAATCCTCTCCCAAGTACAACGAGGCAATTCATGGCGCTCCATGTTTATTGCCGGGGGCATTGCTGGGGCCGAAGCCATCGTCGCCGTTCTTCTTAAAATCTATCATATTGGAGTATGACATGGAGCCGCGCGGTATCCGCAACAACAACCCCGGCAACCTCAACTATGTCGGCCAAGCTGGGGCTCATAAAGAGTTAGGCGATCATGGGCGTTTTGCCGTCTTTGCGACACCCGAAGCCGGTCTGATCGCTCTACGTGGGCAGCTTCTACGCTACCATCAGCGGGATGGACTAGACACGGTTTCAGCCATTATTGGCAAATGGGCACCCCCGACTGAGAACAATACGACCGACTATATTGACGGCGTTTCCCATGCTCTCGGCGTGTCTCCCCAAGCGCCGTTAGGTAACTTCTCACCCCATCTTATCGCCGGTCTTATGCAGGCGATTATTATGATGGAAAATGGCAAGAACCCTTACGGAACGTTAATTAACACGGTGGCTGGCCTGTCTAATAAAGAGACCATCACATGATGTCTCGTCTTTCGCGCCTTCGTCATTGGATCCAGCAACCCACGACACTCATCGGCCTTTCTCTCGTCATTGGTGGGATCGCAGGTGCGGCCACTGGAGCACTGAGTGGCGATATGGCCACCACCCTTCTGCTTTCATCGCTGCCTTCGCTGTTGCCGGATAATAGCACGGCACGCGCTACGGCCTCCGCGCTTATTCCACCTACGGTGGCAGCTCTTGAAAAACGCGCAGACACTCAGCCACCCCATACGTGACTAAACGCGCTTTCTCCTCACTTACTCTATAAGGACACGATCATGGAACCCAACACGAACAACGCCACAACAGTGATGACCAAGCTTGTCACGCTTATTGAAAGCGTCATGGGCAATTCTGAGAGCAGCAAAACTAAAATGCTTCTGCACCTCGTTGCGACCGTTCTGGGAAGTATCGCTGAAGAAGGTGAGACGCTTCTTTCCGATAAGTTCGACACAAACGCCCTACTTGCTGGCATCCTACGCGTTGAAAACGGCCTGACCGACGTTGAAGACGGCGTCAAGGATGTTATGGCCGCCCTCAAAGAGAAAAAGCCAACCGCGGCTCAGGTGGGATCAGCAGTATAAGTCACAGGCACGTGCAAAGGGAGGGCCTGGCCCTCCCAGCCCTGATAAGAAAATCAGTTAAAACTGGTAATTATCCGCCAAAAACGAACGAAAAATACTGAAAAGGGAATCATACCCTTTCCCCTTGGAAAACTACCAAAAACACCCTCTTAACACTCAAAGTGAATCACTCGTAAAGGAAGGCTAAATGACCAACAAAGAAGGCTGGATTGATTCCCCCAACAAAGAAGGTTGGTTCGGAGAAGAACCATGAACCCCTATTTCGCAGGAACCTTCATCCTTACGGTGCTCGGTTTCCTTACGGGCCTGATCGTCTATAGCAACCGATCCGGACGAAACAGCGCCCGCGTGGGCTCCGAACGCCAAGACGCAAGCGACGCCACCCAATCAGCAGAAGCCGCGCAACGGATGCTCGAAGCCCGCACGAACGGCATACGCTCTGACAATATGCTTATCGGTGATCTGGATAAGGGGACATTCTGATGAAGCGCTTTTATCTGGTCGCTGCCATACTTGCTCTGACAGCTTGTACGCCCACTCGCTACAAGCCCCTCTGCCCTCCCTTGGTGCATTACACAGCGCAGGAAGAACGGCAGGCGGCGGAAGAGCTACGTACTCACCCTGAGTTGCACGAACTGCCCGCTATGATGCGGGATTATGGGAATGAAAGGAGGGAGATGCGTGGGGACTGTTTCCCCACACAATGA